TTTGTATAATTTCGTGGGTCATTTGTGGGAGTTTCGTCTATTTCAGTGGATTATTTATCAGATCCGCGAGGATGGTAGATGTGCCGTCTAATATGAACACAGTGGTATTAGGGTTTGTGTGTGTGTGTGCGTAACCCAAGCAATACCGTTTCTTGATAGTATCACGGTATTGAATAGTACTCAACTGATGGACAGATCTAGTGGATATTTTTCGTATCGTACTAGTCCGTTTTATCAAAACTGGTCACAATACTTGCAATGCCAGCTATGACTGCTACAATAACTAACAACATAATAATACCATAAACATTAAACATACTTTATTTCCTTATATCATACCACATACATTAATTCATTTGCGAGACTGTAGTCAACTCACAAGTACCATTGCAATAAAAATAGGGCAGATTAGGTGCCCTATTTTATCTTGTATTAGAATTGCAAATTCTTATCGCGCTGGTGGTGAGTAGCTTTGCAATTGGGCAGCAGTGCCGCCAATCTGTCCGAGGCGAGGTTGTAAAATCTGCCCATTAGGAGTCAAGATTTTTGCAAGCTGGTGGTAGTACTCCAATGAATTCACACCATTACCCAGTGTCTTCTGAGCCATCAACTCGTACAATGGAAACAATGTTGCTTGACGGCCAGAGATGATATCAACAAGGCGGCGTTTGTCGATTGAATCCAAGCTGCTCAACGGAACAAAGTGAACATTTCCATTTGCATCGACATTCAAGATTGCGACCTCTTCCCATACACCAGTTCCGGTAGGGTCGATCCATCCGATGTGTGGATATTTGCTTGGACGAATCTCGATAGGGGTTTGATTTTTGTATTGAAACATGATTTTATAGTAACTTTCTAGTAAAACTCCCTGGTATTATGCAGAAGAGCGCTGGTAACGTCACTATTTAGTATGCAAAAAACTGGGGTATTTTCATTCTAAGACATATGGGCAAAAAAAAAGAGGCCCTTGTGAGGCCTCTTTCTAGTTGTTGGGTGATAAGGTAACCAGCCTCAGCGTGTTGTCGGTGTTTAGGCGACTAACGCAAATAATTCATCGTTGTGAGTTATTATTTGTTTGCCAGATTTAACGACGTTCGTGCGTGTCGGATTGTAATTAAATTCTATTCTCTGTCAGTCGATTCTAGATCGCCCCCATCAAAAACACTATACTCGCACTGGACATAATGTTTTTGGTGGAGGCGTCGGGATTTGCACCCGATTGTTGCCAGTTTTACCAATTTAGGTTTCCAGAGTTTCTAGCCCGAGGCGGATTAGAGTACCGCACCCTTCGGAAGCTCATCACAATCATTTCTTTTACTTATTATAGTTGAGACAGAACTTGGTCACACCGGTCATTGATATCGAGGCAATTAACGATGATCTGTCGAGAGGTAGGAACCATCACATCAAAGTATTTGCGCATTGTGTCATCAACAAGGCTTGTGTAGTGTTTGTTTACAGATGCTCGTTGCGCCTCGACTTGAGGTGCAAAGTGCCCACCTTCGATGAACACGACCTTGTTATATCCTGCTAGTGCGGATACACACTGGTGATAGTAATTATCCAACCAGTCAGAGCGGCTCTGAACTCCACCAAGAGCCATCAGCGCGTATACAAATAAATCCACTGGACTACGTTCCGTGAATATGATTGGATGTTGTAGTGGTGTGTGTCTACGTTGAACTTCAAGATATGTGGATGTATCGTCAGCGAGTTTTCTGGTGAGGATCTCATTCTGGAATTTTATTGTCAGTTCTGGATCGGAATTAATCTGATCCAGAGTGACGCCCCAATCCGTTTGTATCGATCGTGATGATTTTCTTGCGACCACATAGTGCCCATGGCACTCACTTAGTCGAGTAATTAGGGTAGTCTTACCAGCTGATTGAGCTGCGGTTATTGCGATGATTGATGGTGTTGACATGTGGAGGTTTACCAATTATCGTACTCAGTGAGATCTAGGACCTCATTGGTTACCAGATTTGTTACTGTTGTTATTAGACCGAGTCCTGTTGGGGTGAAGGAGAATGTGTACTGGGTACCGAGCGCATCTCGCGATGCTGTGTGGTCTTTTACCCAAGTATCAAACTTCTCCTTGTCATATGTCGACAACACAAACATTGTTTGTGGCTCTATCGGCATATCAGAATGTAGTTGGTTGTGCTACACTACGAACCAGTGCCATAAGACCTGTCTGGAGATCAGTAGTACCAATACTTACCCAACGCTGATCGATGTCAGGATTTCCTCGAAGGCGTAAACACAGAGCCTCCAACACAACACCCTGTTGTTTGATCTCATTCATAAGATCAATTTCTACCTGAGAGAGGTCCCGATAGCCTTTGATGATTTTATGTTGGTTGTCCATTTGATCCCTGTGTGAATAGTTGTTGGTTTTGAGTTGCGACTACCGCATTGTGGTCTCGCAGTTTGTCGGCAATTTTAGTTGATGTGATGGTGCTCAGTGTTGCTTGTGCTTCCTGATTTGCTGCTTGTGCAGTAGCGCTGTCACCTGCCGCCGAGGCTACATTACTAGCTTGAAGTGAGCCCAGCATTGACGTATATTGTTGCATGAGAATTGGATTCATAGTTTACCTGTATGTTAATTATTATCGAGACAAAATATCCGATATTTTAGATTTCGCTGTTTAGCAGCGAGCCCTAGCTCATAACCAAATGCTGAAATTTCCCGCACCTGGCAATTTGTTGATTCGGCGATCAGTGTTGCTACATGGCGAGCAAACTCCAGTTCCTCCGTAACCAATTCACTCTCGATTACTAGCGTGTCACATCCACCAGCCAGGCGGATTAGTTGAGCATTGATGGAGGTAACATCACCACCCTTGACTTTGAATACATTCATATATTACATAAGCCTCTCAGTGTTCACCGAACAGAGTCGTATACAACTCTCTCGTTGCTTCTTGCTTTGTCTCGACCTTTGTGAATGTCTGCTTGTGTCGCATCGAGATTACTTGATTGAGAATACCTGTGTCGATTTTAAATTGTTCTTTAATCGCTGTCAACACTTCTTTTTTGTGAGTTCGTTCACCGTCTGCCCGCATCATACACGCACACGCTTCATCGATCATAATCGATAATTGTTTGCGTTCTGCGTCACTTGTCGGGATAATAAAATCGAAACCTTCTGTTGCCATGATGGAAATACCTTTTTTTAAAAATTTGTCTTGAGCCAGTCTACGTACGTTCCTGGGAAATCCGATGGTTGAAACAATAGACCAGATTTGAACGATACGAATGTTTTGGTGGCGTATAGGTCTCCAACTTCAACTTGTGAGAATACATGAGTGAAGTGAGGGTCGCTAGGGTACACAACCATTGTACCTCGTTGGGGGTTAAAGCCAAACCCCCAAGTCGGGAATTCCATCTTACCGCCGTATACTTCAAAATCACCATCGAATGGTGGAGTTTCGTTGTAGTCTGATAAAAACACTACGGCTGTGATATCCCTATTGTGGATTCGTAACCACTTTCCCTTGATTCTCGAAGAATTATCACAAACTGGATTTGGGGCAACACTAGAGTCAGACCACAGTACCCTGGTTGGTTCATAATCAACTATCTCATTTTGATAGTGAGCTTCAATTTCAGCCGCTTTAGAATCCAAGAATTGTGTGATCAGTGTGTGAGCTAGTTCTGTGTGTTTTACAGATACTACTGGCACATTGTGTTTATCAACATCTGGAAACAAAAAGTTTGCATTTTGTATAATCTCCTCACACTGCATGGGTGAGAGAGCTTCTTCGAATATCAGAAATGGTGATCGAGTTTGTTTAGTTGTTGACATGTTGAGCTTTAGATTCGTGAAATAGTGTAAAAATGTTTTGCACTATTTTTATATATGGATGAATCTTACGCTCAAATACTTGTGGTTTAAACGAGTTTTGGTTACCTATAATAATAACAATATCTTCGACTAATATACCAGTCATTTCATACCAGCACAGTGCATACACCGTTGCCTGGAGGAAGTAGTCTCTAATATCATCTTCACTCTTAACCTTATTGGCTGTCTTGAAGTCGATGAATGCTGGTTTGTTTTTCCAGATGCCAAGTAAGTCGGTCCGACCCGCAGTTTTCAGAGTATGGGAAACCAAGCAGTTCTCTTTGAGGATAATTTCTGATAGGTGTGCTTTGAGTAGTGCCCGAATCTGACGAACTGGGACAGCAATCTCTTTTGGTTGGTCTCCCAACTCAATCTCAATGTCGGTATTATCCAACCACACATCAAGAGTGTCATGAACCGCCGTACCTCTATCACACGCTGCCTCCGTTACTTGAGCTGCGTGCTTTTTACCAACTGCAGCTCTCCACCTCTCCAACCCTGCTTGCTTTTCGACATTTGCAGTGCCGAGGACGGTTGTTACACTTGGATACAGCACCCCCGGCGAAACCTCATACACCCGCTTTCCATTGGGGGAGGTCTTGCTGGAAAAGTTGTACTGTTCTAGATTGAGTGGAGTATTGATTGGAATCACTGAGGAATCTCATCCTGATTGTTTGCTGCTCTAAATTTTGCTAATCGGGCAACGAGGCGTGCGTTTTTTTGTTCTTCACGGGCTTCGTCTTCCTCTTGCTCCATGGCAGCGATTTCTTGGTGTTGGCTGATTTCTTGGTTGAGCTTGTCGTGTTCGACAGAAGCTAGTGTGGCGGCTGTTTTAGCTTTGTCTACCTCAACAGCTGCTGCTCGAGCTTCTGTCTCTTGTTTCAGTAGGTTGATTACTGATTGCAGTAAATCGACTGTCGAAGCAGTATCCTCAACACTTGGTTCACTTAGCGCATCAGCTGCTGGTTCTTCGAGTTCTGGAGCCGCTGCATCATCCGCCAAATCTAGTGGTGGAGTGTCAGTCAATTCTGGATCTTCTGTGGGTTCAGTGTCAGCAGGCTCGTCTTCATCAGCCTCTGTGAGCTCTTCATCACCCTCAATATCCTCATTCCACTCTACATCTAAGATTTCAAAATCTTGACGTAAAATATGGATAATTTCAGCAACTTCTTTGCCAGAAGCGTTATCTTCAAGCAAATCTGCTAACTGAGTTTCAAACTCCGCCGCATCTTCTCTTGGTACAGTAACCTTGATTATGTGTCCGTCTGCATCTTGAAGGCCAAACACAGATACAGCGGTGGGGGATGATGTTTCGGACTGTCGGACAGCACTATCAACACGGGAATTGGTATCATCCACCGTGCGTTTAACACGCTCAGTAGCCTCAGCACTAATATCATCTTCCTCCGCCTCAATTAACAGGTTGCTTTTAGGTGTAGCATCAAACATCAGTGCAGTCGATAAATCAAACTGAACTAGGGTAGATTCACCCATTGTGATTGGGCGCCGGATCATTTTGCGGCGCTTGGCTTTTGGTACCAGCGCTGGGGTTGTTGCAATTGAGGTAGAAGATGTGCAACTTGCAGCATCTACCGCTTCTAGGATTTGAGTGAGTTTCATATAGTACAGGACTTTTCGTATGTGGTATTGGATTACTTATTGGTCAAATATGATTTGTATATGATGCCGATCACACCCGAAGTGGTTTGTTGGCTGCTAACTTTAGCGATCATTGATTGAATATCTGTTATTATTTCAGCCGACATCGTTAGTGTCCGATTAATAATTTCAGGTGAATATTTGAATTCTCGTGAATCCGCGAGTTGCAATCTAAGAGTTGCTACGTGCTGCTTGAAGTTAGTGTTCAGTACCTTTGCTGATCGTAGAGCGTGCTCGAGGGCGGACACAACATCACTGCGGACTGAACTTACGTCGAGGGATGAGAAGTCAGGTGTAGTTGCCAGAAATTTTCTAATCATTGTTGGCCGAGCAAGTTGATCATACTCAAATATCTCCGATAGAGTTTTCAACAAGTCAGTATAAACTGATCCTGTTCTCGTATCGATCAATCGGAGTTCATCCGCCACCTGCTTTGGCATTGAGCTCTTTAGTTGCCCACGAATTGCAAAGTTGAAATTATTGAATGCTGTAAACACATCCTTATCAACAATTTTAACTTGTGTATTAGTTGCAGGGTCAAACAATACTACCCCCTCGACACCCGGATCGATGCTTTTATCAACACCACCAACATCTCTCAGGGATGGAGTGAGGGTTCTGACAAATTTAATCAATAGTTCTTGTTTGATTGGGAGCTTGAAGTTGTGTAGGATTACATCACCTATCTGCTTCTTCAATGCAACAATTTCAGGTGCCCTCGATTGTAGAGCTATCAATTCTCTGATTGTTGGTGAACTCCCTGATGCTAAATCAACCGTACCGTCGAGGTATTGATTCAGTTGAGAGATTTGCTCACTAAAGTCTACTGCAGATAATTGTTGAGTATCTAATTGTTGAGGAGTGACGAACCTCCAGGTAACTGGCTCATTTGAGTTAATTACTGTCTCTCCGTCTGTCGAAGTGTATAATTTAGTATCAATTGTCACTGTCGGAAACTTAATTCCTTTGAGAGAGGCAATGATGGAGTCAGAGTCAGGTGATAATGCCCGCAAAAATGCGATACACGACGATCCATATATAATTGCATTTGGTTGTGCGCCAAACAGTACTTCAACTTCAACTAAGGTATTTGCTGGTAATACAGGCTTCAGTAGTGGAGCGATTTGGCGCAGGGCTTGGTGTGCAGACTTAAACCCAGTCATTGCTGCGGAGTCTCCCCACTCTTCGGGGTCATATCGCCTCGTCGCTGACCCTTTCTGTTGCCGAGAACAGAAAAGCTCCCCACCATCATCAATTCCAAATGTGAGTGCAGCACCATCTAGCTTTTCAGTAGCTATAAATTTGGATAATCTGGTGATGACACCAATAAAAGAATCTAAATCGAGATCTTCTATGTGAGTGATTCCTTCTGAAAGATATTGCTTGAAAGATCGCATTAAATTCTAGCCTGAGTGTTAGTGGGTTATTTATTATTTTACAAATTATGTCAAGTCAAATATGCCTGTTATAGACTTGCGCTTTGGAAGTGGTGATTTTTCACCGTACTGTTTTTCTCGGGGATTGAAAATCTTCAATGATTTGGGTTTCCACCCTAGATTGACAATACTCCCGACACCATCAGAACTACGTGTTTTCAGAAACTGAAAACCGATCTGGCCAGCCGCCCGCATTGCGTCTGTCAAGTGGATAGCTAGACACCAATCTGAACTGCGGATCTTTTCCGCTCCACCAGCCTGATGACTCTGATCATATACCTCAACGTTCGCTGCACCTTTCGTAAGCTGAGAAGCTGTCAAGCCAATCATGTCATACTCCACAAGCAGATCAATAAATTCTTCAGTGATAAACTTATCACGAGTGCCGATGTTCTCAGTTGATACCGCCTGAATTGGGTAACACTTGTCGAGGTAGTCTAACACAATAACATCTGGTACCCACCCACGTTCGATTTCAATCTCTTTGATTAGCGCTCGAATATCATTGGCAGTTGTACCCAACCTCATCTTCTTGATTACTAAATCTCCATGAAATTCTGATTGTGCATTCACAATTGCTTGCACATCCTCTACATTTTTATTGACATCTATTGAGCTTTTGTCAGAGATAATCATTTGGGTTCGTTTATCGAACATCTTCTCAGATAGCTCCAACGAGACACACAAACAATTCAAATACTTGCCATTCTCTTTCTGCTTGATCAAATTTAAACCAAAATTTAAAATCGACACACTCTTGCCACCGCCAGATATTGCCAATACCAACATCATCTCCGTTCTTGCGATACCACCATCCATCTTCTGATCGAGATCAGCATACCCTGTAGAAAAACGAGTCACCTGAGCGTCTTGCCCTGCACGTTCTTCAATTTTATCAAAAAACGATATGCCGGTATCCTTATCAACACGAATAGAGATGGCGGTGCGGATTAGTGATTCTAACTCACCCAGTTTATTATTGATAATCAGTTCAGGTGATTTATCTACAATGATTAACCTGAGTGCTGATTGTTTACAGAACAGCTCCAGCCGCTCGGTACTAAATTTAATTTGATCTCTAGATAGCTCTACAGTAGGGACATCAACGGTAGTCTCTGTACGGATCATTGTAGAAGAGGGTATACCATTGTAAGATACGTAATACTCTTGAATGAAGGAAATTACTTTGCGATATTCTGGATTGAAGTATTGTGGCTTTACGATTGTGGATGTTCGTGCAAATAGATTAGGGTCTGAAATCCAATGGGATATTAGTTGTAGCTGTTGTTCAGAGTTTAACATTAGTTGTTCGTAGTGGTAATGGTAAAAAGCACCAATAAAGCTCGCGTGTCACGAGCATAGTGCTTTTTCATAAAGTTGCCAACAGACTATCTGTTGGTTACCAACAGATGTATCTGAGTCAGGTTTAAGGAGTGTAGTATGGAACCAAGACTGTCGCACCATTTACAGTCGTCTCAGCCCAACCGGTTGGAGTTCCCAGTGCTGACGTGTTTCCGCCATAAAAAGTTGATGTAACTGAACTGTCATCAACAGTTACAGTAGGTGCAACGCCGGGTGCTAGTGGAGCTGATGCGTCTGGAATTACCACAGTCTCAAATCTACGTGAAGCTGTGTTGAAGGTTTTTAGAGTAGTGGCCATATGTATATGTGATAGGTTTAAGTATATTTACTACACAAGAATGTATTGCTTCGGGATTGTTGTCATGGACGCTGGGTTAGATAGGATAAGTTGATATGATTCTGCGACAAGACTACCGAACTCCGAATCTGTACCTTTCCAATAAACATTTTTTACAATATCCGCCGCGGTGATACTGGGAGCAGTAGTCAGTGGAATTAACCAATCCCCATCTACCATGAGTTGCAGCGTCGATCCACGAGCAAGTAGCGATTGTGGTAACGTTGCTGAGTATAAAAAATATGGCTTCTCTAATGCAATGTAACTATATTGATTCCACGGAGACTGAGAGATAACTCTATTGGTACTGTGTGCGTGGCCTTCAAACACTAGTGTAGTAGTGGTATAGTTAGTGCTACTCAACAACTTGACACGAATTGGTATTTCAATAGTAGGCAAATTCCTATCAACCGCGATGGTGAGCCTGTTGTTAAACAGAAGCGGTGGTGAAGTTACTACAGTCGGAGGCAAGTGTTTGACTGGTGTTCTGTATTGATTATCAGTAACCACAATTGTACCAGTCCGTGTGTAACCCAAATCGATTGTGATACTATATGCTGTCTGCGCTACAATTGTGAATGCCATCTGCTTGATTGTAGTGACAGATGTGCCGTTCGACACAGAAACAAATGGTTCAATTATTACAGAACCAAGGTGCCCGAACTGGTGAGGAATTTCGACAATTTGTTTATCGACGAAAGAGTGTTTGAACACTCGCGTTTTTTCACGCCAAGTCAATTCTGATCGCGGCGATTGTTGTTGGTTGGCGTCCCGTACCATCCTGCCGCTACAATTTTCAGTCAGAGTGCAATTATCCAAAAAGGAAATAGTACCGCCAGTAATGCGCTTGTATGCAGCTTTTTTGCAAGTCAAGCAAACGAGCATTTTGTTCACTACTCGCTTCGTTGTGATATTTTCTAATGGTATCATGTTGTGTAAATCAATTGAAGTAGTTCCCTATAAGAGGGGGCAACTGATTGAGATACCAGGACCACCTTGCGCATTCCGTATATTTCGAGTTCTGTGCCTTCCATAATCGCATCAGTCAACTCTCCTGTCGAACTGTATCTGTCTCGGAGCGTATATTCCAACAGCTCGAGTGATAGTATATCAACATCAGAATCCTGCTTGAATACGACTGGGCGCCAGCTAAATTCTCCTACTGGGAACGCATAGCAGGTCGAGTCGACATTTGTCGTCAGACACCTGACAGATGCTTTCGGATAATTGCTGAGTTGGTCCTGAATAAGGTGGTGTCTCCCCAAGTCAAATGAGGAGTGTCGAACTTTGCAGATACTAAACAAGCTGGTGGAGTTACCGCTCTTTAGACCGGCGGTTGTTAACCGATCCAGCGCTTGCTTGCAATTGTTTCTGATATATCTACACTGATCTGTGGATAATTCAATCATCATCGTGGGTGGGTGTCGAGTATTGGGGGTAGTGTGCAGTATTTAGCCTCACTACCCCCAATAACTTATTACTCAACTGAATCATCAACAGTCTCGATTGCCCATGCTGGTTTATATTCAGAATACCGCTTGATTAAAAATTGTGGGTAGTCCACAATCCGTCCCAAGTAGGTATTCATCATCAATTGCATCAGGTCAGGATGTTCACACTGTGCCTTGATTGCATATTCCTTGCGCTCAAGCAACTTGTTTTCAGCATAAAATTTACTGACTTGAGACTCAATCGAATTAAGAATTGGGAACACGTGATTCTCCATTGCTGTAATTCGATCTTGGACGTACTTGTCGTCGACGAAGATACTGCGAATATCATCCGTCCCCTGGACCGCGGCTAGTTCAAATAGTGCGCGGGGGCTGTTGACATTATCCTTCTGCTTATGCAACAGAACGTATTTGTCAGCCTTACACTTCACCAGGTACCGTAGCCCTGTCGTAGGATTGTGCATCTCGACTACACAACCTTCACCTTCTTGCATTTGCTTGCAATACTCATTGAATTCTGATGGGATCATTTCTGGAACCCCGTGAGAGACTAGGTACTCACTCGGGACAGTAACACCAGTGACTTGTGCTATTTGTGTTGGGAGAATATACTCCCCTGTTGCCAAACTTCGGATGCCCAAAATTCGCAATTGTGGGATTTGATATCCCACGACGATTCGATTGTGTGGTGCGGTGTACTCCAGACTGACTGTGTAACCAGATAACTCCAGCATTTTTAGCGCGATCCGCAGTTCTTCGTGGTATGAGATGTAATATGCTGCGTCGCCTGACTGATCAGAATACACCGAACCCTTAGACTTAACATGTAGATTGCCGTTGACCAACATTGTGCTAATTAGTGATCCATCTAGTTTTTCCATTGCACTCGAAATAACACACTCATCGTGGTCCACCCCACCTTCGGCAAAATTAAAGAATTTTTGAGGTGGGAGAGAAATCAACTGAGGGTTGCCTGTGATGTCATATGTCGTGCCACGACAGTCAAGTGCACCTGGCTTCTGGAATTCTGTCCACGACGCGAGGCGGTAGTTGAAAATTCGAAGGACTCTCCCCAGATATTCAAAATCTTTGAAGTAAAAAGTATCACCTTCACTGCATAGAGCCATAAGGTCTGTATACAATGTATTAGCATTGAACTTAGTTGACATGTTTAAATATTTCCTTGATTCGGGGATTGTTCAGATGAGTTTATTATACCCTAATTCCAGATTAAGGCAACAGAGGTTCTGGATAAAATTATTCAGAGTACTACAGAAAGTCCAAGCAACCCGACTGCAATTACCGCCAATACCGAGTTCACACCTGGAATCAACATCAAGATTATGAGAGTGGGTAGGTGCCAGTCGAGCCAATTACCAAACATCGGAACATTTTCTTCTTCCACGAGAACTTCCACTCCATCAACTTGAGTACTTTGGAGTCGGTTACCAAACCGATCGACTCTCGCACTCAGCAATCGTTCTTTATTGTAGGCTTCGAACATAATGAATCCGAGAGCCCCACAGAGTAACATGCTGACTACATACAATAAACCACTTGCCATATAATTCTCCAGTTAAAATAATTTAGTGTCCAAGAAATTTCTCTTGTGGGAATCACGGTCTCTCGATGATCGATTGAATATATTATCGATGGAGACGAGGATAACCCACACACTGGTACCAAATACAATCATCACAGGAATTATCATGTTGACCCCGGGAATGAGCGAGGTGACAATTGTGACTAATAGTGTCCCGATTGTGACAGCTCTGAAGTGCAATTTGATCGCAATTACCATCACAACGAAGCAAATTGCAATAGACGTGAGATATAACTGAGTTTCCATATTAAGGGGTCTCCGGTGTGGTTTTAGAGGGTGGTGAAAAGGTCTTCATTAGCTCTTCAAGCATTCTACGCTGGGATTCGAGTGTAGAGATTCGATCACTAAGTTTTTGGACAGCTGCCAAAAGGCGTGGTTCCAAAAGTGAATTCTGTGGGTCTTGTTCTGTCATGTGTGCGTTTAGTCCATACAATAATCAATGAATCGGCCGGCTAAGTTCCGCGCGCACGCATACCCAAGAGCGTCGATTAGGATAGCCATGTCGCTACCAAAATGAATATCCGCGTGGTTAATATTTAAATTAGCGAGGTTCACGAGTTTGGATGCATGATATAGCACCAACTCAGCATCAGCGTGTGGATGTTCCCTATAGGCGTCATATGAGATCAAAATATCTGCAACCTCAGCCTTTGTTCGGATGGAGTTTACGTAATCTGTCACATAACGAGTCAGAGATAGCATTTTGTAGGTTCTCAAATAAGTTGTGGTATAGATCCAATTGTACTCAAATAAACACGAAAGGTCAACACATCACACATACACCACATAAATAGTGCATCTACACTATGAGAACATTTATGAACTTCCTGAAATACTTATCTGAAGGCATCCGAACTGCAGATTTTGCGCGTTCTATTCAACTTATCAAGCAATATCTTGAAAAATCAACAGGCACCCTATATGCACTCCCTGAGATGGAGCACTACAAAGGCGCCGCCGGCACCGGAATTGGCTTGAGATATTTTACCGAATCAGGTAAGAGTGTTCGGTTCAACTGGACACGCAGTGACTCAGCGTCTGTACTCGAATCCATATCTGTTTGGGATGGCTCTACCAAGCACCCCAACTTTCAGATCACAGCTATTGATGGAGCACCACTCGGGACACTATCACTGGCAACCATTCTCCCTACACTCAGTGCTGTGATCGTATCACCAAGAGTTGGTGTGGTTGAATTGTCGACTGAAGAGTCGCGTGCTCAAATTGCACTAGATGTAAAGGTGCTCCGCGAATCTGAGAGCGTTTATTACGTGAATACACTATCGAAGTCCCCTGTAATATTAACTGAGGATGCGTATAGTGACGTTATTGATGCACTGAGTGCTGGTCCTGTGTCTAAGTTCAACATTTCCAAGATGGGCCGCAACCAAGAACGAATTTTTGGTGAGATTACTCAGAAGTACAAAGATGCATTTGATATTAAGACAGATGGTGCTGGAAGGCAGAGATTTACACTAATCGGCTCTAGCGCCGACTTTGATCGTGACGAAATTGTACAAAGTGTTCTAGATTCCGCACCCAAGAAAGGAAGAGCAGCTTTGGAGGTTCGGAGTGGTGGTGATGAATCGACGAGTACTGATTCAGAAGATCGTGCAGCACGTGCTTACCCCGAGGCCACACAGAGTCGTATTCCTTATGAAGAGCAATTAGATGATATGAAAACCATCATCACGGCGGTAGCAAAGGGCGCAAGTAACTTCGCGATTGTATTAGGTGCTGGGGGACTAGGTAAATGCCAAATTGGAACTACAGAATTACTGGGTAAATTTGAGTAAACCCTGAAAATACTTGCGGTAGCTTGTGGGTATTTGAATAACAAGGTGGGTTCCGAACCCACCTGTTCCTAACATGACAGGTGGATATCCTTAATACCACCTGTTCCAACCATACCACGAGTAATGTATATTCGGAGTATCCCATCAACCATTAAGTAATATGACTACAATCACAAAAACCAAATTGAAAGGTAGGTACGACAGACAAGTAACTGTGTACGCTACTCTCACTACACCAGCAGATGTTATCGAGTATTGCATCACCCAGCAATTTTTGAAAGCGGACCAGTGGAAAGGTTGGTATCCAGAAACCTTACAAAATGTCCAAACGTTTTTGGAATTAGATACCGTAAGCTCCAAGGATGCTGACTTGATGATGCGGTTTAATATATTAAACCCGAATCGAACAGCTAGACCCAACAATGTTGAATTTTATATTCGCCGAGGATACTCAACCATAGAGGCTACTGCTCAAGTATCTCAACTACAAAAAAGTAGGAATTCTATAAAACAGTTGGAGATGAGCCCCGAATACTGGGTTAGTAAGGGGTATTCCCCAGAGGAAGCACAAAGTACTGCTGATGATAAGCGCAATGGATCCACGATTAGGAGACCAGAATATTGGATGAAGCGGGGTTATTCAATCGAGGATGCTCAGAAAAAGGTATCAGATGTTCAGAAATCAGTATCCCCCAAATCAACTAAGTCATGGATTGATAAGGGACTCCCTGAAGATGATGCTGTCAAGGCGGTTAGTGCGGTTCAAACATATGCAGCTAGCAAGTTGCGCGAGGCTTGGAAATTGGGTACAATCGACCCTGCTTGTAGTGTACGGAGAATAGAGTATTGGTTAAAAAAGCACGATGGGGATGCGGCAGAAGCAGCAAAAAGTTTAAGTAAGTGGCAAACTACCTTCTCATTACAGATCTGCATCGAGAAATATGGAGAGGAAAAGGGTACCGCAATATGGGTACAACGGCAGGCAGCTTGGCAGCACTCTTTGAGGGATCGCTCTGCCGAAGAGCTAGATCAAATCCGAATGTCGAAAGGTTCTGGTAGTGGGAGATTGGGTGGATATGGCCTACTATCACAGTCCATGTTTTGGGATATCCACGAACGGCTTACTAACCAACAGTTTGAATATGCTTATTATTTTGCACAACTCCACCCTGATACATTGACTAAGTCACTAGTCGGTAATTATGAATATATCATAATTACTCCCAAAAGTGTAATAAAGCCAGACTTCTACATACCGGAGTTGAATTTAATCATCGAATTTGATGAGAAGCATCACTGGCAGACTACTAAATTCAAAAACGCAGATGTTGTTCGTACTCAGTTGCTGGTTGAACACTTGGTAGACCCCACTATAATCCGAGTACGCGAGACAGAATATAAAGCAGATCCGAAAAAGACTGTGGAGAGGTTAGTTCAAGCTGTTGAACGAGCTGCGGGCTGTCACAAAGCTTTTAGTACTCAGTTCCAGTGAACAAAAAAACGCCTTCAAGGCGCTTTTTTTATAACACTCTGCGAGTTATTTAAATCAGAGCTTACCGTTTGGCGTAAATGTCCCCGTCATCGCACCGTGAACATATTCCAGATACTGTTCACCATCTCTCGTTACAGGATTACCATCCAGACCTGGTATGGAGCCAACCTTGGCAATCATGCCAGCTTCACAAACCTTACCCACGACAGTGTTACCGATAATCTGGCCAGTGATTGATACACCTGCGGGTGATGCCATTCCGATTTTACCGTCAGGCATCACGCCACCCGTAACCGGAAAGTGTTCATCACTAAACACTGTGATCCAAGATTTATCTGTCTTCTGCCCATTTGCATCGATTTCAAATGCATAGTGTCCACTCAACCAAATTCCGCCGTCAGGTGAACCTCCGCCAAGCACAGCATTATCAATTGAGTCGTCTCCTGTCACAGTGTGCCCGTGATTAACGAGACTTGTGTTGCGTGCAGCAATGCGAGCTTCGTGTGAAGGCATCGTGAATGACCCCACAAGTGTTCCTGGATAATATTTAACGGGCTCGGGAGCGGCGGGGGTTTGAACTTTAGGGCTGAAGTAGCCTAATTTGTACCCACGATATCCCAAGTACCCTAATACGATGAATAAGAATGCGAAAAACATATTAAAATTCCTTTAGTTAATGATGGCTTCGTCACACGGAGGGCGGAGCTCACCTGTCATATTACCTGCAATCAGTTGGTGTGCTCCACAGGCTACACCTGTTAATTTACCATACTTGATTATACCCTCACACGATAACCCATACGATCCATACGCCAGATGGAATGTTCCGTCATAATTAACCTTGCCGCTGATTATGGTTTCCTTGCGGGTGGTGTGTTGTGTTTTTACCCAACCAGATGTAATTGCTCCAGTGTGGTCGATTGTGAAGCTGAACTCACCAATCAAGAATACACCTCCGTGCTCCCCCGCGAGACCTGTTGCTGTATTATCAGTGACGTTGCTAATTTTTGGAAATGATGGAACGTAGAGGCGCTCACCAAGGTATGCGTCCCTCAGCGATAACAGATAGTACTCATCACTACTTGGTGGACATATCGTACCTTCGACGACTCCTTGGTGGGGGTTAGTATACTGTGGGATGTGGGTAGGCTCTGGTGGTTGGTTACCTACCCAGAGTGCAGACCAAATACGGCGGGCGATGGAAATAATTGAATTCATGAGGAGGGATTTTTAATGGCTTCTTATTTAGTAAGCACTGCTGTGGTATAAATAGTGATTTACAGCAGGTACACTTATGCACAATCTCGAAATTCGTTCCTTCCTTCAATTGGCGGAACACGTAAAACAAAATTTATCAATTGATGAATTAGAATTAAACAAACTATATGACACTCGAGAATTCGATTGGTTGATTCGCGATCAAGAGAATTGCCTAATTCCTGTGATTGGTCTGATTCGCAAGCAAGCCAAATTAATTGAATTTGAATTTTCTACCGGTGAGACTGTAGTGTGTGCAGATCATCACATGTTTGCTACTAATGCACGGAATGATGTCATCGTCGCAAGTGAAATGAAGGTTGGTGATCTATTAGCCAAGACATCTGGTGACATCGCCGTGGTAGTTTCTAAAATTTCCACAGGTGTTGTTAGTGATGTCTATGATATCCAAGTGCAATCTGAGAAGATGTTGTATAGCGACGCCGCAGGTTTTGTTCACCACAATACTCACACTGTTGAGGAAACTCTTCAAAATCTAGGCTTATCAGACGGCGATGGTTATTTTAAGAACACTTCATCAGGATCTGCTGCTGGTCTATACAAGACACTCTTTATGAATCGTACTGGAATTGTGGTTCTTGATGATTGTGACACGATCGTATCTACCCAAGAAGGTCGCAACTTACTGAAAGCTGCACTGGATACTAAGAAGAAGCGTAAATTAGTTTGGGCGAAGGCTGCGTCGTGGTTGTTCGATCCAGCTGACGAAGCCCTCATGGGTGATGCACTGGATGCTGTTGATTCTGGAATGGAGCCTGAGAAGTTTCCACGATATTTCGACTTCGAGGGTCGTGTAATATTGATCAGTAACTTATCACCTGACGTGCTCGATCCCGATGGTGCACTCGCCACACGAGGATTTATCATAACACTAGACCCCACAAAGGCTGAGGTGTTTGCATTCATGCGTAAGATTGCTCCCAACATTCCAATCGAGGGTACTCTCACACTCGAAGAGCGAATGGCAGTAGTCGACTTGATAGAGAAACAGACAGGTGCTGTTAATATCAGAAAATTGGTACGCGGGATGAACCTGGCGGCTTCGGGGGTTCCAAATTGGGCTCGATTGGTTGAGCGCTACTGCTAAAAGCTAAAGTGTTTATTGAGCGGGGAACTACACTAAGGTTAACCCTGCTCTATTCTATTGCACATATCATAATTACAATACCACCATTATAAATAGTACACATATGTGCACTGAAATGAAAATTAGTATGAAAGATACCACCAAATGAAATTATATGGTTATACCCGAGCAACAGCGTTACCTACCTCTCCTGATGTGGGTCAGATTGTATTTTTATCAGTCGATGGTTTGACAGGGACACTACAACACTGGGACGGTAGTGCCTGGGTGCTCGTTGGTGGTACTCCACAATTATTGAGTATTGTTGGTGATCAATTGACATTATCTGGCGGAGGTGGGTCTGTTACACTGCCAACGTTCTCATGGCGTGAAGTCGTGAATAGTACAATTGTTGCCCCTATGGACGTCGCAAATGGAATTGCTGTGAGCAATTCCAGCGCCACTACAGTCACGATACCTCTCAATTCTGCTGTACCAATTGCAGTAGGATCATCTGTGTTGGTAGCTGCTGATGATGTTGGTACAGTGACACTGGTACCGGCTAGTGGTGTTACGCTACACGTCGGAAATGGTCTGTCCACTACTCTGTTGGGACAGTACTCTGTAGTAACACTTATCAAGCGATCACCTGATGTTTGGTATGCGGCTGGAGACTTCGCTACACCATGAAGACTTCTCTCCATGGAATCTTAGCCGATAGGCGAGAACTCACAGTAAGTGAATTCTTCACCAGTTCACTCTATGGATTTGAGATTAGTGATACTGCGTCTATAGGGCTACCTGGAGTGATATCTGGAAGTCTACCACCTTATGGGCTGGCTGAAGACACAGGTAGTATTGGACTACCATCTATCGCATCAGGATCACTGGTTGATCTAATTATCAATACAAATATTGAAGACACAGGTAGTATTGGACTACCATCTATCGCATCAGGATCACTGGTTGATCTAATTATCAATACAAATATTGAAGACACAGGTAGTATTGGACTACCATCTATTATTTCTGGAACATTAATTTAATATGGAAACTACTATGCAACAAGAGCAAACAAATATTACAGCAGCAATGCACATGAGAGTATCAGGTGAATACAGCGCAGAAGTGCGGCACGCAGATGGTACAATAACAGAGATCCCGTGGTTCAAGAATCTGATCCTGGATTCGGGGCTTGATGATTTAGGAACAATGGCCGGTTTGCGTAATTACTGCCACGTTGGTACTGGGACGTCGACTCCCGTCGTGACACAAGTTGCATTAGATGCTAAGATTGGTACATATGGATCATATGCGTCGGCGACGACTACTCAGATTGGTGCACCATCATATGCATGGGCTACTACACTCGCATACACATTCGCTATCGGAGCAATTGTGGGTAACATTACTGAGGTAGGTGTCGGGGCGACGATTTCAGGAACTCGGTTATACAGTCGGGCACGATTTACTGATGGTGGTGGCAATCCAATTGCTATAACTGTGACAGCATCAGATCAACTAGTTGTGTATCACAAAGTAACAGTCACGCCCCCAATTACCGATGGGACTGGATCAGTTGTGATATCGGGCACAACTTATAATTATACTACCAGGCTATTATACGCAGGTCTGACTGCTGATAGGTTCGAAAACATCGGGGTAGCTGTTTTCACGCTAGACGGCGCCGCGACCGTTTATGGATCTAACGCAGCTCTCTCAGCAATCACCGCATCTGCGCCAACTGGTACAGCGATTGGTAATGATTCTGGGGGAGGAACATACTCGACGTATGTTCCAGGAACATACTACCGCGACACCACAGTCGTTTGGTCACCGACTGTGGCGAATGATGCTGGTGGTATTAAAGGGTTTAGAGTTACAAGCAGTTGCGGGAACTTCCAAATTATCCTAAACACACCAATAATGAAGACCAACCTCCAGCAATTGACTATGGTGTTCAGAAGAAGTTGGGGTAGATAATATGATCCCAGGTAACACAATCATCACAACTGCTCAGGTTGGAGAGTTTACGTATCCAACCAATCTACCATATACAAAACAGTCCCAGACTGTGATGGGTGGAGTAGCACTAGGTGATCCGAGCCAAGGTAGGCTGTATCAGACTTGGGTGATTGCACTATCTGGAACTACTATTACAGTTGCACCAACCGCAACTGGTGTTGCCGCATTCACAATGTCTGCGCCTGGGGCAGACATCAACAGTACCGTTGCTCTGGCTTTCGATTCCAATATGGCTCCAACCATCTGCTGGACAACGCCGGCTGGATGTAGTCTGTATTGGTACGACTCGAGTCTAGGTGCTTATACCACAACAAACTATCCTGGAGTCACAAGCTGCAGGGTAGCAGTGGACGATGCTCGTCCATTCTACTCGAGTGGATCAGATGTGATATTTGCTTATACTCTTGGTGGTACACTGTATTGGAGACAACAGCGCGATCGATACGCAGTCGAACGTACGGTAGGTGCAACTACAAAGAAATTGGTGCGTGTAGGCTTATCAGACAAAAATCGTCTGCAATTTGAACTGAGATAATAATATGAAAACATCCCTTGCTGGTATTTTGAACAGACGTAGAGTAGTTTCGGGTGTAGTGAATAATCTATTATTTGGACTTGGAGCTAACTGGTTTAACAATATATCAACATCCAACACTCAATTTTATACCACTCCGTACCAAGTTGATAATTCAGAGTGGATTTCAGTTAGCAATGGTATACATTCAGCCTACGGAGTTAGATCTGACGGGACGCTATGGGCTTGGGGACAGAATTCAGGTGATGATTTTTTAGCAGTAGGCAACATCAATCCTACTCACCCACTACAAGTCGGTTCAGATACTGATTGGGCGAAAGTGGTTGGCTCTCAGTATGGTGCTTACGCCATCAAACAAGATGGGGCGCTGTATGCGTGGGGAGAGGATTCGCAAGTACTAGGTTTCGGCAATACACAAATCAATGTAATGACTCCGTCACTCCTACCAGGAACCTGGTCGCATATCGCCGCAGCACAAGTTGTCACACTAGGTATCAAAACAGACAATACCCTGTGGGCTTGGGGATCTGATTCGTATGGAGTGTTAGGGACAGGTGTAGAAGATGTTGGATTGTGGTCCCCAACACAGGTAGGGACCTCCACATGGAATACCGTCGACATGGTTAAAGATATGAGTATCGGGATTCAGTCAGATGGAACCATGTGGTCGTGGGGTAGGTGGAATAATGGTGCAACTGGGAATGGTGGTACTACTGACATCACGGAATCACTACCAGTCCACATTGGTGTTGGGTATACGTGGTCACGTGTAGCTTGTGGAATCCAACACAAGCTGGCTATTAGATCTGACGGAACCCTGTGGTCGTGGGGGTCAGGTGATTTGGGAGTACTAGGGTTGGGAGACCTCATCAATCGATATGAACCAACCCAAGTGGGTACAGACTCTGATTGGGTCTTTATTAAAGCAGGGTGGTACTTCTCTAGTGCACTAAAGGCTGATGGGTCGCTGTGGGTTTGGGGCGAAAATGTTCAAGTTATGTCCGATGGTTCAGATTATGCTGCGGTCTTAATACCAACTAAGATATCAAAAGGACCATACAAATTTATATCTCACAGTATATCGATTGAACCTGAGACATTTTTGCTTACAGGGACTAACACACTGCCGGTAGCAATTGCGTTCAATGCAATTGCTACTTTTTCGTTGGGTTACGATATTAGCAATTACACAACCATTGAGTTCAACGGATTATTCAATGTGGTGCAGACCACTGTTGTTAACATAACCGCCAATGTTGCAGAACTGAATTTTTTAAACTCTAATGCGATAACTTATGGTAGTGGGTCTGGTGCGCCATTAGTTGAGTTAACACTAACTGAAGCTCAGGTTACCCAACCATCAGCTTTTAATGGTATTCCTACGCTACAGAAGTTCACGTGCAATACAATGTCTACAATCGCAGCGAGCACCTTTCAACAGTGTGCCAGCTTACAGACAGTCATTCTTCCAGCAGTGAGTACAATTGGCACTCAAGCATTTGTTGGTTGTACGGCATTAGATCTAGATCTTAGTGATTTTTCATCGTGCGTTGTCATCGAGGCTCAAGCATTTAGTGGATGCACTGCACTCACACCACACATCACCACCCAACACTTTCCAAGTTTAACTCATCTCGGTAAAGGTGTGTTTAGTGCATCTAGTGTAGGTAGAATTGAGTTGCCTACAGTGACGAGTGTTGACACCGATGGGCCAATATTCACTTCTGTTGGGCACATCCAGCTCAACGGACTTAGCTCAATACAAGGAACCTCTTTTGTGTACTGCACATCTTATATACTGGAGTTTGCGGGCTGTGTGAGTGTTGGGGATTATGCATTTGCAAACTGGAGTCCTGTCGGTGCTGCATTGTCGTGGTTATATCTACCGGTCGTAACCACTTGGGGCAATGATGTATTTCATGGAGTCTCCGGATTGTCAGTTACTCTCACTATCCGCACAGATCAACAGAGTAATCCAAATGTATTATATCTTCAGGCGAATAATGATGTTACCTTGGTGTTAGTGTGATCAGGTACCAATATGGGTCATGGCGGTGGTGGGTGACCCACTGCTGTTACTCAGCGCTAAGGATCTTTCTAACATTATAAACGTACCGAATGTATAAATAAGAATGTGAGCCACGATGAACCAACATCTGCTCACTCTAACGCTTACAAGGAGCATCAGCAACTGTACGATACAGAGCATTGAGTTTGTATTTTAGCGATTGGCAGTACATTTAACTACCAATGCCCAAACATTAAGCGCCCTTGGCTCGCTGCGCTCTTACTATTTTCAAGCAATTATAAACGTATGTGGCGGCACCATTTGCGGTTAGTGCTAGTTGATCTCGAAATATCGCCTGCAATTCTTTATTACTCAACTCAGGGTGAGCTCGCACGATCTCAACTGCTCGGTCTTGTTTAGACGCCGGTCGTGAGTGTGTTCGGGTCAGGTCTTCAATCTTCGCGCGGTGTTCATCATCTGATGCTCGGATCCATACCAATCGCTTCTTCGTTGGATTCTTAGAAGTAAACACATCAAAATATTTCTCTGCAGCTCGTTGCGCGCGGTTTAGTGAGCGGGCGATGTTAACTTCGTCATTGATGCTGTACTGTTCAACAATATCATCAACCAAATTTATATAGAACATTCGTGCCTGTTCCATAAAAGCTGTCTTGTAATAGACCCCTGTAGCTTTGAACACTCGCATCTCAAAGTCTTGTTGTGTTCCTTCAACATCTTGTGCCAGTGAGACAGCAGTCACCTGATTGTGGATTGTGATTCCTGAGTCACGAAGAGAAGCAATAGGGTCAAAGTTGAACGTCATTTAAGATATTAGCCTTGTAAAAAGATGTTGGGGATGGAATTGAGACACACCAGGACAAATTGCCTGATATGTCTCTATTATACACTAAATTTTGAGAATTGCTACCTAAAAATAAATTATTTTTGTGTTAATTTCACACCAGCAGCGAATTCAATCAGGGGGATTGCTGTACGATAGTTAGTGAATTTGTCACCTGGTTGATATTCTCGATTTTCCATCAAGTATCCTTCCGATGATCCAGATTCTGGTACAATAATCTTCCAGAAGTGAGTCGGCACTACTACCCCACGTACACCAAGCTTAGCATCACCTGATTTTGGAAATACGACACCTGTATACACTACAGCTGTAGGGTGTGTCACCTGAACATACTTCTCAAGAGATCGCCACTGCCCTCGATTGAAGTTTGGAACCTGTGGGGCTGCGTTTGTGTACAAAAACGTATCATTATACGCCACCTTGTCACACGAGTGATTTGATGCTGCTGCAAGGTGACCGATATCATAGGCCGACTGTCGATATGCGCTCTTATTTGCTTGTTTTGTAGATTGGATAGCAGAATCTGCGCCGAATTGTTTGGTGCGTACGATAGTGCACACCGATACTCGAGGTTCTACGACGAAGTGCGGAATTTTGTGTGTAGTATTATATGCTATTTCATATCCTGATTTACACAATGTCACACTAGGATCACTAGACTCTAATTTGGACGTGAGTTGGGAGGTTAGGCTGGGGCAGGTTGCCCCTGCAGATGTGGTCAGAATTAAAATTGAGGCGAGTCCGAGCATTTTAAACATATATCAAACCTCCACATCTTCAAATCTCAACAATTCAACTTCTACATCCGATGTAGAGAATTTTGAAATAATCTTTCTGACTCCATCAAACTTCGATCGCACGTGGTCAATTACCTTGGCATTTGGCCAAGGATTGGGCGATTGGGTGAGTAGGTTATTATAGATCTTCGTCAGTTGAGAGTTAGTCAATTTGAGTAAACGATCGACAAGCTCAGTTTCTTGTAGTGTAGATTGCTCAGCAGGCGCGGGAGATGCAGGAATCGGCGGCGTAAACACCACAGGAGTTGCAGTAGCAGATAGGGTTGGCTTTGAATAGTCTACCAGGTGATCAACTACGGTGTATTCGCAGCATCGGCCTTTTGTGTCGTTGTAATCAGTTGGAATTGCTACGACGTCACGTGGATTGATCTTCAGAATGACCACTGTATGTGAGCTTTGAATGCCATAACTGCTCAAATAATCATATGAACAAAAATGGAGACCAGCCTCACAAGTTTTATTGTCGTCGTCATTGATCAGGGATCGAGGCATTGTACACACTGCGCCTACTGAGTTGTCGATGGTGTTTGTGTAGATGTCTTTGAAGCCGGCTGTGACTTTCTTATATGCAAGAAAGCAGCCATCTTCTGTGGTTGGCATATTGCCGTGTTCCAAAAATTGGTACAACCGGTTGACGACCGAGGAGCTCGGATTTTGATACAAATTTTCCAAAAACTTCAGGAAATACTGAAGTGGCTGAGTAAGACCACTTTTGTACAGATTCAGTGCGCGTGTGAGAAAAATGCTGGCTACTGGATAACCCTGATAGGTCATCTGCCCTGTCACACCCGAAAATTGTAACCCCGAGTTGGAGGACTGTGTCGGGGGCGGCAATAGTGCTTGGACAATATCTACCAACTGTTCAATTTTGTGGAAATCCGACTCACTCAGCGCATATAAGATATCCTGAAAATTCAAGTGATCGCGTGTAATCACACGAGGGCGACCACTCAAGAACAGTGTGAGTTCGATTGGTTGTGAAGATAATGGATCTTGTTTAATTAGATATGGGATTGGTTTCATTTTAAGCGCTTTCTGGTGTTGATTGTACTAAATTGTCTACCATATTGATGTAAGTTGTCAACATATGGTAGTGTGATCGGTCCGAGTCTACAATCTTCAACATTGGGTATCGGTCCGCGAGTGTTTTTTCACTCGCCCTAAGGGCTTCTAGTTGTTGAGAACAATTAGATGTTTTGGTAGGACGTACGTCAAAGCAACCACCCAATTCACGTAGTTGATGGGGCTCTCTATCTCCGACCGCTCTTTGTGCAGCTTTTCCTAATTCAACGCAGTGCTTGTATTGCTCGATAATAGGTAAGAAGCCTGTTGGGACACCATCAAGCTGAGTAGTGTAATACTCTACTAACCGGGTTATTGTGGATAGATTATACCGATGAGAGTGTGATTTTGATCTGTGCAGGTAAAATGCTGCAAGTTCTGTCTCTACCAATTTTTCATCTATCACCAAGGCCAGCACACGCTTGATATAAGCATAGACGTTCTCCCACGAGTTGGGGACCGACTTGATATGCTTGGGCTGAACACCAATCACAACTACATTACTACCAAACAAGCCGAGTTGACACAAATCAGCAAAGTAATTACCAAACAACTTAGTCTGATGCGAAGTTTCACCAGATGCTGAATCAACAACGGAGTGACCTTTGCGAGGAATATACAGTACTTTTTTTGATCCTGAATTATCTAATTGGTCAGTGAGTTGTACCCACGACGTGGGCATATACGGAGTTGCTGGTGTTTTGGTTCCATAACGTCTGCGTGTGTCAGCGACTTTACCTGTCCACACCAAGTGCTCGAAGGAGTTTTTTACCTTCGTTGCACGTGCTGGGGATGGTCTCAATGATGAGCTCAACACTACTGAAGATGCTGGGAATCCACCTAGTGCAGTCAGATACTTAGTGAGTGCAGCATCAAACTCTTGTTGAGTGACTTTTGAGTGCTTTTTTTCAATTAATACAATTTGTCTAGCAGAATCATATAATGGGCTAGCAGTGCGCAAATAATTATATTTAATTTTATCGAGAGCGCTGGTACCATCATCTTTGACGACAACAGTAAAACTAACTATCCGCGACGGGAAGGTGTATATTGTGTGCTCACGATCAAATCTGGCTTTGTCATTCGCGTTGTATGGAGGCATTGTTCCCAGCACATTCAACCGAATCTTTAGCACAGCATCCAATTCGACGAGTACATCACGTGGAACCTCAATGTGGTTGGCAGGGCTAAACGGGACCCCATCGATCAAGTACGGGCTAAGCTTTAGTAGACCCTCACGGATTGGTTCTGATAATCCCACACCCAATTGTCGGCGGGTTTTGCCATACACCAGTGCAGTTAAAAATTTACTTCCACCACCCTGATCAAGTTGCTTGTGCAGTAGATCTGCAAGCTCTCGAATAACATTGGTGCACTGCAGCGACAACTGCTCTTTGGTGTGATTAGTATACTGCAGTTCTTCACGAGATGGTGCAAAATCTAACGTACCAATGGGGGCAGTTATAATGAGGCGGTTATGTGGGGTGAGGCCATCTGCAGTAAGTGTATCAATGAATGACTGCAATTCAGGAGAGATGGGTGTACCCTGTATAACAGGGAATGCGGCCGTGACATCAATTGGGTACGGAACATTACCCTGCACAACAATGAGGGTATTCTTAACCTGGGCGTTGCGTTTTGGTGTAATGGACCAATTGCTTCCTACTACAGCGCCGGGGGCTGTAGGCTCAAAACGATTGGTCAGCGTTCCCCCAGTGATATTTGGAAATGTTGTAGCCCACGTGCTAAAGAACAAGCTGGCTTCATCAACAAATGTATTGAAATCTCGAGCCTTGACCTCAAACAAAACTTCAAACCCGGATCGTTCAGCAGAAGGTTCGGATCCAACGTGTGACAGAGATGGTGCTCCACTCGAGTCAATGAACGCAATGTAAAGAGATTTAGTTCCTTCAGACCAACTAGTCACCGTGAAAGTTTCGGTGTATGAGAATGGGCTTTTGCTGCCCAACCCGAGTGCTCCAACTTGCGTGTTAGAATTGGTCTTGGTGCTTCGAAAGTAGGTTGTGTAGATTGCTTGGATATCATCTGCAGCAATTCCTGTCCCAAAGTCTCTGATTGAGAACCAGCTTTCCAGTGCATTAGGTAAATGGATATCAAAAGGATCTATACTGCCAGACATTGTGTGAGAGTCGAGTGCATTACAAGAGAGTTCTCGAATAATCGCTCGAATTGGATTCTTGTAGATGGAGTTCGACAAAATTTGAAAGGCTTTGGCTGAGCTTTCAATTGTAAATGCTTGGCTAGTCGCGCCGACTAGCGTCATTGGTTTGTGTGGGGTTGTTAAAATCATATTGGGTCACTCATCAGTATATTCACAGGGAGCCATTGGATATGGTTCGTATATAAAGCTCGGAGGGAGTTGCAGTTCTTTCAGATCACTAAGTGCTAAATTTCTTCGGTGACCATCTTTGCTTACTTGGTATCCTGGAGGGACACACGTGTAGGAACTCTTCCATCCTTTGCGAGGTTTCATTGGACGCAGTACCCCCGAGACTTTAAGTGTGTAGAGTTGTTGCTCGGTGACTGACCAGAAATATCCTGGATAGTTCTTGATGCTGACAAAATCTTCACGTAAGTGAATCATGTAGTGCTCCACGAGCAGTACTCACCAACCCGTTCCGGATACAGGTGCGTATTACCATTGATAGGACTCAGCACATCTTCAATCCAGCGAACTCCTAAACCCATACGAGGGGCGGCGAATTTAACAACATCTTCATCATGTACCGCGAAGAATAAGTCATTGCGGTCACCAGTACCTGGTACAGGATATCCACTGGTATCCAAATCAGCGCGTGTGTTGATTTGTTCGAGGTACTGCACACGAGTACCGAACTCTTTTTGGAAGAAGTCCACAAAATCACCAAAGTCATCTGGACTGAGCACTGTGCCAGGCCACACACAAACTTGGGTAAATGAAGGGTTTAATTTGATGTTTGACATTTTTGTATTACCTTTAACCATCTAATCCATTAAACGCCATAACTGTTTCTGTACAATCATCCCGAACATAATCTACTAGTTTATTCATATGAGATACAAATTCGTTTTTGGTCATCTGGCCAGTCTTCGCCCACATGAATACGTTCTCGTGTGGAACCGTCAGTGCTGTGAATATAGTAGAATTTGTTACAAATTCACCGGTATTCATGTTGTATTTCATTTTGGATTTCCTATATTCGCTTGCTCTTAGGGTCTATTATACCCTAAATTTACGTAAGGTCAACAGTTATTTTTCAACAACCTGCCTGGCGAACAAGCGCTATTGGCAATTGGTAACACATCACGTCCAGAGATGGTCTCTATATTTCACAATGTTAGTACAATGTTTCGTGACTTCATCATCAAATGTTTTCTCCAACTCTGCAATTTTCTTATATGCTTCAGACTTTTCAGGCGTAGTCTCAAATGGTTTACTTGACTCGAAATCATAATCCACGAGTTTCCAAGCATCGAAATTAAAATATTCATATTTTGCAAAATAATATGCAGCCATAAGTTTCTGGTATGGGTGCCTATCAATATCACGTTTATTTTTCGCAAATGCTCTGATTTGATAATTCAACCACTGCACACCATATTCACAACGAACAGCTGAATCGATTTTCATTGGAAACAGTTTACGCTTCAAATACGACTGGTTGTTGTATGCGATAATTACTGGATCAGTGGTATCCGAATCGTAACAAACCATCATGTGGAAGGCTTCTACCTCAACAAAGTCGATAATCGATAACATTAGTGCGTCTGGAATTTTTGTGACCAGGTCAGACCACGTACCGGGTTTGGTTTGCGTTTTCAACACGTGGGTCTGATTCTGTCTATTGGAAACGTAATATACCAGACTTCTAATTTTGTCAGGGACGTACATAACAATATTCTGAACCGTGTTTAATTTTTCTACAAGAAAATACCCAAACTTTGATTTCTGTTTTGATTCACTTCTATAAGTTTTCCACCCGTCGAATGATGCCGCTGCTGGTAGGGTGGTGATACCGAACAAGACTCGAATCTTATCAGCAAATTTAGAATTTGACCAGTATGAACTTCTCATTTTAATACACCAATCAATTTATTAAGTTCCGCAATAGGGTCCCCAAAATGTGGACTTAGTGAAGCAGCAGCAATCAATTTATTTGAAGCAACAATATGATTACTTCGTTCGAGATTTACTCTATTGTGTGCCTCGAGGTTTTCTGTGATATTCGAAACATATGAATCAAACTTAGCATCTAATGATGTTGTGTGTGTCATAACACTATTGATGTGATCAACCGAAATCTTATTGCAAGTCTCAATACAACCATCGACATAGGTTTTAAGTTCATTCGTATAGTTCTTAAACTCACTCTTCAGTTCATTAGCGATCCTAATGAATTCGACCAGTGTTTCTTCATTTGTCATGTAATTCTTTCCAGTTTTGATTTGTAAACTACCTACAAGGCACCGAGCCACAGAAATAGAGGAACGATAATAACATATACTAGATATGCAATAATTGCGGCGGCGCCTACCAGTGCTGCAATGATTGTTCCGGTGCTTTCTTTCGCATAGAACCCCCAGTACACTAGAGCGAATGCGGGGATTAGGATTAGTAAATGTTGATATAGATTCATCATTGTGTTCCTGTTGCCTTTAAAATAACTGCATCCAACTTTTCCAGCGCTTCATAGAACCTAGTAGGGCTAAACCTCGCGCTCGCTTGGTGTTGTCCACTTTTCATGATTTGTCGGACTTCGTTGGAAGCCTTTAATAGCTCGGGTGCTACTGCGATAAGTCGGGCATTGGCTAACATTTCATCACATGAAATCACAACCTCACCAGTATTAGCATCTTGTCGGTCGAGTGAGCAAGTTAGGTTATATTGAACACCCAAGTTGACATCACAGCATTGGTTATTTTCATCACCCAAGGTCCACGGGCCAGGTGTATGGTGAAATGTAGTCATGATTGTGTTCCTGTTGCTTTAGCAATTGCAATTTCAGCATTGTGAATAGATTCATCCATTGATGGACTAATGGCGTAAACCCCAAAACCTTCTTTAGCCTGCAGCACTTGACCATATAAATTTTGTAGAGCATCTAGTAGATCCGGTGCCGCTGTTATAAGTCGGGCATTGGCAGCAAACATCTCTCCGCAGTGCGTACCCTTACGCACTGCGGGAACCGTGCAAATACCTTGGTAACCCCTACCATCCCAATTTACAGGGTCTTGTTTGATGTGCCAGTTTCCAAACGACATGTTGCAAGCCCAAGGTCCCGGCGTGTGAGTTCCCTGTACTTTAGTTTGGTTACTCATGTAGTTCCTTTGTCAATTCGACTTTGATTAATTCTTGTACGATTTTTGGATCCGCCTTGATTATCTTCAGTACACTCCCAACTAGTGCACCAATAGCTTTAGTATTACCGGACCGATATTGATCAGCCGCCCTCTCATTCTTTGCAATGACGTCACGCACTACAACTAAAATATCGGTAGAGCTTGCTTCGTTCATCAATCGTGAAGAACGCAAATAGTCGATGATGTTGTACCCACAGTAATTATACCAACAATCATCGATAATTTTTTTCGCGTGAGAATATGATATAGTTTTGTGGTGTAGGCAACAAGCGACATCTGCTGTCAGTTGAGTGAATCCATAATGATAGTACTCAATATCACCAATATCGGTGTCTTCCTTTTCCAATTTGGGTAGAATTTCATTTATCATTAGCTTAGCTAGATATGGGCCCGCCTCATTGGGATGGGCGCTAGTCAAACACGACATCATGATCGCACCCAATTTATCTTTTTCAGTTTCAGTCATTGTTAAAGTAGTTTAATCTACATCCAACACGATGTCCATCAATCGGATAGGTTCTTCGCGATCACCACAAGAACCTTTGTGTGCAATGTAAACATCCACACCCCCATACATGGTATATTCGCCACCTTTGTAACCGAAGAATTTCTTATCGAGCGCTTCATTCACCAACATTGACAAAAACTCACCAGCTGTAAATTTGTCGTTGGCCGGTTCGATAGCCAACTCACAATAGTATCCGCGATAGCTGTGCGGATTTACAAATTTCTTTACTGGTTCATCAGACGGCATCGACCTCAAATGTTTGATTAACTCACTGAGAGTCAAACATTTTTCGAATGTTTCTTGCAAGTTTTTGAGTGCTTGGTATTGTGTATTGAGATGCATTTTTGTATTTCCTTGTGTTTTGTTAGCAGATGAGTCAATTATACCCTAATTCGACACCAAGTCAACAATTATTTTCTAAAATTGTTTAATTCTTCTTCAATCTGCCACTCAAATTCATTTAGCTTGCGGCTGAGGGCATCCAGTCTGGAAGAGGAAACCACCTCTTTGGCTCGTTCCAGCACTGCTCGCTCACTCGCAACATCAAACTGCATCAATATATCATGCAGTGCATCCAAGAAGTCTACACTCTCACCGTTGATTGTTAGTTCAACATCAACTGTGGTATTACCAACACCCAATCCAAATTTGTTGAACATTTCGGCGCCATATTTTTTTTGCGAGAGTGTTGATTATGAAAACTGATGGAGTGTCGTGACCACCTAATTCGATCTTAGCCATTTTGAATTTCCTTAAAGGTACGTTACCTGCGCTCAGCTTGTCAAAACAATACAGTGATATTAGGCATTTTGCCAGTAACTTCTAAAATATCAAGCGCTCGCGATCCTGCGTAAATTGCTTCATCTTCATTCTCAAACAATGGAGCCGACTCGACGGTATTGAGGATATATTCATCCCCAGGAGTACCACCGTAAGTAACAAAACTGATGCTGAACTTGTCAGATGTGCTGTGATAGTTAACAATGTCGAGTTGAGTGCGCATTTTCAAGATCCTTATTTAAATTTGATTGATGAGTCAATTATACCCTAATTTCACATTAGGTCAACAGAGATCGCCGAATTATTACTTCACAAGGAGGTGTCAGTGAGACGAAATTTTTCTTTGAGCTCGAGGTATAATTTATACTCTGGATCACTCTGTAGCTTCAGGTATTGTGCAATTTCACCAACTTGTGTGGGTGTTTCTGGTGTAGTTCCCAATACAGAATACCGGGCTCTCAGAACTTCACCAACGGTATACTTTGGTTCGCCCAGCACTTTAGTTGAGTCGTCAACTAATTTTATTTCTCTCCATACAATATCATGTATGGCGCAACGATGATCACCGGATTTATCAGTATTTGGGCAAACGTTATCTGATATAAATGCACACCCGACACAGCTTTGCTGGCTGGACTGGACTGGCTCTGATTCGTATTTCTTGCCTTTTAATTCCAAAATCATTTTGAAGTTCCTAGTATTCTGATTGCTCTTGGGGTCTATTATACCTAGTTTTCTGATAAGGTCAACAAAATAAGTGTACAATTATTTGGCAGGGGCGGAAGGACTCGAACCTTCGCATGCTGGAATCAAAATCCAGTGCCTTAACCAACTTGGCGACGCCCCTATAAAAAGATACTGGTTTCTTTCCCACCAGCAAAGTCACGGTTCAGCAGTCAGCGCCGTTGTAACGCTAGAGCAGTGTGCCTTGGTCGATTATACCTAGAATCATCGACCTTCCGAAGTCGTTGGAATTGCTGCAGACAACTCTCAACGACTCTATATCCAGACTAAATCAACAGTCCAAGAGCATTTAAACCTTGTGTATGATAGTCGGCTGTAGATTCGAGTGCTTGTGGTGTAGACATGTGAGCAAATGCGGCCGTGTGAAAGATTTCATCAGGTAAGATCTTCTGGAATACACTGCGAATGTCAGAGTCAATTTCATTGTCACTACACAGGGCACGAATCCGAATCAATCGCATCTTCTCAGCGTGGTGACCCGCGCCAGCGAGCTCTTCAAAGTTTGTGAGATTTTTGAGGATTGGTTCCCAGTAACGATCACCAGCATAGGTAATCGCAGGTAGAGGGATTCCCCTGGTGGTGAGTAGTTCACCGATCCAATCTCGATGAGTAGCTTCATCAACTGCAATGCGTCCTAGAATCCTAGCCTTACCTGTTGTATCATCTGCAAATTTAAGTAGGGGAGACTCCATCAAACTATCCAATCGAGAGGCTGCGAGCGCCTCACCAATGTACTGTCGAGTTAGCCAGTGGGTCAACTTGGCGCTACTCTGTTTAATTTCGACTAACCATTGTTCAGTTGTTTTCATGGAACTACTCACTAAAATAATATGGTACCCTCTACTAGATTCGAACTAGTGACCTGCGCCTTATCGGGCGTTGCTCTACCACTGCGCTAAGAGGGTGTATGTTTGTGGTGGGCTTGGGGAGGGTCGAACTCCCATGTCCTTTTACAGACGGTAGGACCTAAACCTACTGCGTTTCCTGAGTTTCGCCACAAGCCCGATTTGTCTATTATCTATCAGAAAGCATTTGTGCAATCTTTAAATTTAATACGAAATTTTCTACGGTTAATTTGACGGCCGTCGCCAATAGTACCATGTCCCTGCAATCGCGTTCTGTAGCCAGGTATGTGTCTAACACGCCGGCGGCTATCAATCGATACGCATCACGCTCAGAGATCTCCAACATTCCCCAATCAATTGGGTCGCCACACTCTATTTGCTGAGCGAGTTCGACGAGTTGTTCTGTTAGGTTCATATTTTATTCTACTACAATACGTATCGAGTGAGAATTAGTTCAATTGTCAAGTACCACGCCCAAAATGGGAGGCAGAACGCAATAAGTGTTGACCAGAAACCTTTGGCAATTACGATACCAGCTACCCAGAATACAAGCACGGTTAATCTAAACATTGACACAGTTCTTCCTTCATTAATGATAATGGTGACTTTTAAGCAGGTGGGTAGCCTAAGGCATAACTACCATGGGTGAGAATCCGCTCAGAGGGTCGCGTTTCCGATTACCTCATTATTTGCCTCACCTTTTGCGCTGATCAGACGCCTATATTACTGGTGCTCCCACAAGGACTTGAACCCTGCTTTCCGGATTACAAAACCGGTACATCGCCGTCTATGTTTTGAGAGCTTTATCTTTACTGGCGGAAACGAAGGGATTCGAACCCTTGATGAGGCTCAACACCCCATACTCCCTTAGCAGGGGAGCACCTTCGGCCACTCGGTCACGTTTCCTACTCAACTATAAAAATTCACAACAGCCTTTACGAATGCAAAACCTCCCTCAACTGCTGCGATTGATGCCAGTGCAATGATGTACCGTGCATCCCACGATGCTACCATAGTGGAGGGCAACTCAGCATACAATATCGATAGGTGATTACGAGAGCGGCGGTGGCAATAATTGCGGAGAGGATCAAAGAACTAGTCATATTGTTATGTATGGTATTTGAGGTAGTGAGAAATTTGGTGGAGGTGGTAAGATTCGAACTTACAAGGCCGTTAGGCACCGGGATTACAATCCGGCGGGGAAACCAGTCTCCCCAACACCTCCATGGAATAGGCGTGAAATAATGAATATTGGCGGACTGTGTGGGGAACGATCCCACGACTTCTTGCTCGACAGGCAAGCGCTCTACCACTGAGCTAACAATCCTTATGTATGTGTGTAACTTGGACCAAGCACTCAGATTTGAACTGAGGTGTGCATGTGATACATGCGGATTTGCAATCCGCCCCCTTCGGCCACTTGGGTATACTTGGTTATGTTGTGGCTGACCAGGTTGGTTTCGAACCAACAACCTTCGGTTTTGGAGACCGACGCTCTGCCAATTGAGCTACTGATCAAAAAAAATTACTGGTGGCATCACATGAGGACTCTTACCCCAGAGTGTGTTATGGAGAACACACCAACAAACGATGCATCATGCCACCACGATGCATTCTGTTTACTATTTCGGTTAATTACGCCGACTAATTTGGTTGCGGATGGAACGATTTGAACGCCTCCTTGAGGTTATGAGCCTCGTGTGCTGCCGGATTACACTACACCGCGATAACTTTTAATTTACTTACAGATTTCCGTAGAAAATAACCCGTTGGTGGTTTTGTTAATTCCCACTTTTTTACCCAACGATTCACGCCATTGTCTGACATATTATACTTTTTACCAATTTTTGTTAACGGTATCTTCCACAATAATTCTTGCAATTCCTCTTTTGTAAAGTTTGCTTTTATAGGTTGTGGAATATATGGCGGCTTCTTTGCAACTGGTGAGTTCAATTGGGTTTTATTCCTACCAGCAAATGTGGTGGTTTGACTATGACAATTCGGACATAAGAAGCACAAATTTTCTAATCTGTGATCAGTTCGTACTCCATTCTTGTGTTCTAGTTGTAAAGTAATGGGAGTACCTTGCCAAATTGGCCCCATATCACAATTTACACATTTGTATTGTAGAACACCTTCCTTAATCAAACGCTTTTTCAAAGACGAACGGTCATAATTCGTGGATTCTATTAATATTTCTGACAGTGGGCGGCCGGTAGATCCATTTCTTGTCTGAGGTCTATTTAAGTGAGGATCGAAATGTGAAATATCTATCCCATACTTCGCAACATATTTCCTAAATGTAACAGCATTTGATGCAGGAGTAAGCCCCAGCTGTCTTAATACTTCACTCATTGAGACCGATTTTTTAATCAACTCCTCCAACATTTGGCGATTATGCCAATCTACTTTAAAACTACCTCTTTTTATATTGACCATACTATAGATTTGTCATCTGCTTGTCTATTTATGATGGCCAGCGAGATGGTTAGTTGGTGGGCTCATGTGCTGCCGGATTACACTACACCGCGATAAATTTCTGGGTCCATTCTGTGAGGACTCTTACCTCAGATTTTCTTCTACCCTTTCGGGGGCAGACACTGTATACACTGTATACACAGTAAGAATGACCATAGACCCGAGATCAGTTCTGTTTACTTCTACATCACGTCTGATGTACTAATTTTGGCTTTAGTTGCTACTGAGCTATATGCTAATGATAAAATGATAATTGTGAGGCTGTGCGAGCTCATCTGCACACTTAGGCTTTTTGTCTTCTCGGTCCAGCTGGCTCTTACGACTGTAGCGTCACCTCAAAAAAAGGTGCTCCCTCACTCAATCATATAAAGTACACAAAGTGCTGGACACAGGATTCGAACCTGCGATGGATAATAAAATCAATAGCTTACAAGGCTATTCCCGTCAACCGCTTGGGTAATCCAGCACTTTGTATACTCACTATGAGTGGTGGGTGCACGTTGTATGTCTTCAGCGGAATGTCAGAATCGAACTGACAACCACAGTTTGGAAAACTGTCGTTTTACCATTAAACTAATCCCGCATAAGTTGGACGTGTGTCGATGAAGCCCCACGATTATCCAATACGTGGTATTTTTCGGACTTGGCTTTCCAGTATTTACTGACTGGATACATTTCAGAACTGGCGGAAGTAGTGAGATTCGAACTCACGGACGAATTGCTCCGTCGGCAGTTTTCAAGACTGCTCCATTAAACCACTTTGGTACACTTCCTTAAAATATTCCCATAATTTTTGGCAGGCCGGGCAGGGTTCGAACCTGCGACACTTCGCGTCAAAGGCGAATGCTCTACCAGCTGAGCTACCGACCAACAGAAAATTATGGTGGACCGTCCCAGAATCGAACTGGGGACTATAGCTTGCAAAGCTATCGTGTTACCATCTATACCAACAGCCCTTTTGTTTACGTGTGCGTGTGGGTCAAATAATGGGGATCGAACCCATGCTAACAGAATCACAATCTGTGTTGCTACCATTACAACATATTTGACATACTATAACTCACCAAGTTGTTGTGCGCTAATCACGATCCTACGTGCTTGGTGTTTATTGTCGATTCCCCAAATTTCCTTGTTTCGACCGAGCGTCCGATACTCAACGTCGCTTTTAATTTGGGTAATTTCACGAGGTGGTATCAGACTTACGTAGTATACCCACAAATCCATGCGTAGCGCATCCAGAATCCTATTGTCCCAGAATCGTTGCCCATCTTCCGTTTGTTGGGAGTCGGTAATGATTGATCTATACTTCGGTAACAAGCACTCGAAGAATACGAATTCGGTGAGCCCCCTTGTCTGAAATACCTGGGAGTCTCTCCACACCATTACTTGCTGTGCGCAAGTTGTTCTGAGGTATGAGTTTGAGCCAACGGTAAATTGCATTGCGTATGCCGCTCTCTGAGTATCATTTTCGATCAGTGCGTATGCTCTCGTCGACTCGTAAAGAGTATAGTCACCTATTTGTTTGATCGCTATTGGTCGCTTTGTTTCGAAAAACTTGTGAGTAAATGCGGCATTCTTAATGTTATCCATCAGATGAAAATCAGTCGGAAACACAGACTGAGGCATTTCAAACAGCACCGCCGGTTCGACCAGCGATTGTATAAATTTCATTGTGTATCCTAGGTTATGTTGCAACTACAGAGAATTGAACTCTGATTACTGGCGATGAAACCCCAGCGTCCTAGACATTAGACGATAGTCGCATTTATTTTTGTGGCTCCCCAGGCAGGCATCGAACCTGCATATTACGGCTTCCGCCCTTTACGTCTGATTAACAGTCAGGTCTCTTACCAATTAGAGTACCGGGGAATATATTATTGAAAAATTCAATTTGGCTCTTACTCTGAGTAACGATCATAAATAGATACGACTCATTGGGGAAATGTTTTGACACCTTCACAACAATCGGATATTAAAATCATACAAGATTTTGTAAAAATGCATCAACGATTGCCTACGTACACAGAAAATACCAAGACTATTGGATTTCCTAATGGCGCATATTGGCGAAAGAATTTTGGTACATTCAAAAACGCTTTAACTATGGCAGGGTATACTAATAATAATGGTGTTAAATTGACAGAGACATTTGCATGCAGTTGTTGCCACACTGAGTTTACACTAGTAGGATCCAAATTGTCCAGTCATAAACAAACAAATAGAGGGGACACACATTTTTGCTCTAGAACTTGCTCCACCAGGTTTACAAATCTACGGCGAGGCCCAAAGACAGAAGAGGTTAAACAGAAGATAAAACAGTCTGTTCAACGATACAAAGACTCTGTACCAAATCCAAAGAGATTAGTAGCGGCGGGTCCACATAGCAAGTTGGTTACATGTAACTGTGCACACTGTAATCTGAAATTTGCGTCGCGACTCCGCCGCAAATATTGCACAAGCCATGTGGATATGTACAAGAGCAACAATCGAAATCAATATGCTTTTACTTTTGGTCTTTCTGATCATCCCACACTATTTCCCAACCTTGTTGAGTTATTAACAACATATGGTGTGTGGAGCTATACAAATACAACTGGCATCACCAGAGATCACCGGATTTCTGTCAATGAATCAATCAAAAACGGCTACGACCCATATTATATCAAACACCCCATCAACTGTGAACTTATGAGTTGGAGCGATAATAACAAAAAGAAGACTCGGTGCTCAACCACTTATAGTGAACTTGTTAAAGCGGTTGATGAATATGATAAAAACTATAACTCTTGCACTTGATTTTAATTTGGTCTCTGATGTGGGATTTGAACTCACACTATGCATCTGTTCGACAGATGTGCCGCACCAGATTAGGCGAATCAGAGATATTATTTGGTACAGATACGGGGAGTCGAACCCCGCTTAGTAGAGAGAAAATCTACTGTCCTACCGATAGACGATATCTGCATTTATTTTTGTGGCTCCCTAGACAGGCATATTGAACCTGCATATTACGACTTGGTCAGGGTAGAAGGAATCGAACCTTCACCACGACGTCCCAAACGTCGCATGATACCATTTCACCACACCCTGATAACTAATTAGATCTAAGTGTGCTCCCGTTACAAACCATAGGTGAGTTGAGGCCTGGCGTAGTGCACACTTAGATCTAATCACTCAGGGTTGAGAGAAACAAATTGTATTAACGGGAGGAATGAGGCGTCAGCGACCACTCATATTACCAACTCACAAATTAATACAAAGCGCTTCACGCCCTGAGCAATAAGATATTATTTCACACCTATTTGTTAATGATCATTTTTGCTACAGAATTCGATGATTCTGAGTGCACATATAATTGAAAAGAGCCTTGTAAATTACTTGGCTCTTTTTTGTGTTTGTTATAATTTTTGTTATTCTGAATGATCAAATTCTTTTTCGATCACCATAATTTCGATTATCACATACACAGGGAGCATTACTATCCGCCGGTGACCAATAATTGGCTTCCGTCTGGCAATGTTCACTTCCTGTATTATACGAATTCAAAATCATTTCTTGATCTCTTTATTTGCTATCTGTCTATTATATATGCTTTATTTATATAAGTCAACAATTATTTTACCAAAATTTTAAAAATATTTTCAAATCAAATTTTAGAAAGAACTTGAACCTCCCATCCAATAGGATAGCAATTGAACGCCGCTCCGACTGCTCTACCAATGAGCTATAAAATTTGATTTGAAAATATTTTAGATTTTCTAACTACTTAGACCCCATTATCGACATTTATTCGAAAATGTCAACGATTATTTTCAAGTTGAAAAATAAATTTAGAAAGAGTGAGTAAGGGGAGATCGAACCCCAACAACTCTGTGGATTTCTCGATAGGTAATATTACCTCCTATCGTGGCACAGACCCTCAATACTAATTAGGAGTCTACTAATCTATGCCCACACGAAGTTGGCTGCCTTGCAACCACTCTTTCTGAATTTATTTTATACAAGAATTGCACTAAAATCTGAACACAGTACTCGGTTGGATTTGCGCCAACTACCACCTGATGGTTACAGGTCGTACTATTCTCATGGGCTTTATAGCTAATATTTCCCACTACCTTTGTACTAGCTCTACTACTTAAGCTATCGTTTACTATGTTCAGATTTTAATGTAATCCTCACTTGATATCCATTATCCATGAAACCTCAAGTAAGTCAACAATTATTTTTAATTTACTTTCTGACCAGTGTTGGAGTTGATGCACACAAATCGGCTGGTATTAGAGTCTCCAACTTTACTAGCCACAAGTAGTGTGGTGCTTGCATTTTTGCAAGCAAGTTCTGATGCATAATTACCTAACACAGCTGGTGCAGCTAATGGATTGTGGAATGATGCTGCAATGTAAATTAGTGTGTATACGGTCGCCATTTTGAATTTCCTTTATTAAACTTGCTCTTAGGGTCTATTATACCCCAAATCGGAGTAAGGTCAACAAGTAATTCAAGTTTTTATGGTTTTAATCAAAAAAAGTTCAGATATCGTGGTAATCCCAGTTTTCAATACATGAACCATATGATTCGATAAAATTATTGTAGGCAGCTTCCGTCGAGGCTTCTACCAACGATTCTAAATCTCCAACCACTTTACCGTACACTAGGTGTGATGCTTCAAAGTGGTTCACCCACTTGTAATAGTCTTCATGAACTTCCGCGACCACTGTCCATCCAGACACTTCATCATATCCAATACAAACTGGATTAAGCGTAATTGCTTCTGTTCTTCTTTGCACACACGAGTTAACTTTAAATGGTAACTCGTCAACGGTAGGGACAATTGGTCTGTTCAAAAACTCGGTTAATGCTTGATTATTCATCATTGATTCCTTCGGAGTACAATCTATCTGCCTCATCGCACGGGTCTTCGTCGAGTGGATTAGTATCAATCATGATGTGCCCGATGTGAATTTTACCATCTTCAGTTGCACAGCACGGGTCACCAATGAAGTGTTGGCCAGCGAGTAGCGTTACTTTATTTTTCATGTCAAACTTTCAGTTACAAAACCGTTGATGCGTCGATACAATTGTTGTCTGATTCCAAAAACCAGTGTGCGTCAATTAGTACCCCATTCACAGGAACTCGACTAAGTTTTGTTGAGCTATACAGATTGATATTAATATAATGTCTCCAGAAGTCACCACAATCGAGGTATGCTTGTGGTGACCTTGTTATCTCACAAGCATACCGATATGCTGCACCGACAATAGGTGGTGAACGGTGTACAATATTCCGATACTTGCGCAGTACGTCTGGGTGAGCAGTGTATTTAAACATTATTTTGATCTACTCACATCCAATGGTCATCTACCGACCCAAACGCCAGACTGTCGGTTTGCTGAAGTTCGACGAGTGCACACTTAACCACATATCGACCGTGTTGTTCGTCTTGTGTTAGATCAGGGTCTTTCAAGAAATATTCTACGGCGGCACCTTCTATGAAATCCTGCAACTCTCCATCCAGAACATATCGTTCCTGTAGATGTGGCATCACATATTTCATCGATGTTACTAATAGTTTCTTTGAATATTTCATTATAGGCTTTCTATCGTATATTGCTCTTAGGGTCTATTATACCCTAATTCACATCAATGGGCAACAGTTATTTTGAACTTATTTTTCCGTTTGGACTAGCATTTTTGAGCCAGTGTTGATCTGTCTGCACGTGTCCAGCCCTGACGTACTTTGTGACACAAGAGCTGAAGTTCTCGTAATTGAATGCGCGTGTCGCCCTCACAACAAAACCTTCCTCAATCGCAGTATCAAGATTTGCCGCGAGTTCCTTGAGTGCACTCTCATCATATACACCTCTATACAGTTGTTTTGGTGTTGGGAGGGAAAATAGTTCAGCATACATCAGCGTGTCGTCGTATGACAGGCAAGTGTCATCATTCCACACAGACAGCAAATATAGGTACCCCTCCAGGTAACCATCTGGATAGTGGATCGAATGTTTGGCATATACATTCTCGCAACACAGCCTGTACCCGATTGGTATATCGTGGGCAATTTGTGAGTGAATTTTCTTAGCAATATCACGAGTCCAATTAGACACCGAGTCGATCGAACGTGCGTGTAGATACCCATCTGGGTACAGCGTAGTGTTTTCACCATCCATTTTCAGTGTCACGACAACTTCAGATCCTATCAGATCCTCCATAGATTGGATGACCTTGTCGTCTGATTGGAGGCCTGGGGAGAATGGTAGGTGGTACGTTCGAGGGTATTTTGTTCTAGAGGTCATATAATGGACGGTAATCAGAATGAGTGCGCGGCAATTTTGTACTTTGCAGCGATCTCGATTTTCTTGGCATCAGCTCTCGCCAAATCTACCATTTGGGCGGCATAGAATTCCCGTCCACTCTTCACGCCTGAGTTATTAAGCTCCCGTAACTTATTACAGTGCATTAGGTACTCAGTGCTATTGGTGTATTCCAATTTCGCTGCGGTTTTGATCGCCTCACGAGCGCATGTGATGTTCTGCTTAATTTGAGTGTAGCCTAAGCCTGTATGTTTAGTTGCGCATACACGACCGTAATTGAACACTTCACCAGTTCGCTCAACTAGGATCGTGAATTTCAAGCCAGATTTCCCACAGCAACCACAGGTAGTGATCGAGTCGTCTATTCCTAGTATGTTCATGAATCCCACCTTATTTTGTTAGATGATTCAATTATACCCCAATTTCAGATCAGGTCAACGCACACCGTGCTTCGTGGCTGACACCACAATCTACGTATAAAATGCGTAATACAACAACCCAATATACGTCAGCGAGTGTAGGAACTGATCTAGTCCAAGCAACCACCAGAATTCTCCGTGAGTATTTGGTCCAAATCCATAGTGCGCATTAATATTCATCTTCGCCCAATCAATATGGTAGTGAACAACAAAATCAACCAGAGCAGCAATCATTGCGGTACTGAGTGATAGTAGTGAGAAGCAGGCGAGTGTAGTAATACCGTGTAGTCCAGCGTGCAATAATCCACCTGGGTGGAAATATGTACCTTTGTTACTCCACTGATACTTTGTTTGTATTAGGAAATCAACAACGAAATGTTTAATTACCAGGAGTGTGAGAACTATTAGTATCATATCAATTCCTTATAACATAGATGTTGCCTCTTTGATTAGTGCTGGCAAGTATGACCGCTTAATAGCGCCAAATACTTGTTCTGCATCATCTATATCAACATCAAAAGGCATCGAGCGTTTTAATAATACAGTCCCACCAAGTTCAATGAAAACATCCACTAATCCTACCGAGCGCACGTCGCCATCGGACAGGAATAGTACCTTGTTGTAATCAGTAATGTGTGCTGTAATATTGAAGAAATCATGGTCGAATTGTTTAATCATTTTGGCTCTTAATATTATTCACCTACATCAATATAGAATGGTACATTTACTGTGAGATTATTGACACGCTGTTGAATCAATTCCTTCGCCTCAATGTGATTACCAGCAACTAACAAATCATATACATCTTCGATTAGTTTTACACAACGCTGCTTATCAGCCATCACAATTTCCCAATCAGATCGAGGGAGATAATCAGCGGGCACATTGACGTGTTCTGAGAAGTTCATTTTGAATTTCCTTATGAATGGGATGGTTCAAAAAACATTTCGATACTATCTGCAATGTCATTAAATGTAAACCTACCAGAATCGTTAATACTCGCTAACGACTGAAAGTCAATCATGTATCCAGTTTTGTCTCTCATCTTTTTAACAAACTCTTTTTGCTCGTCTGTAGTAGCAACAACATATGGATTTTTTGTCTCATCATTTGGTGTTGGAAACGCATGCGATGACCTACATCCAGTAACCTCATCAAAATAATATCCGCAAGTATCATCAAATTTAAACTTAGAAACTTCACATAACACACCAAGGCAACAATGAGAACATGTACCGGCTTCTTTATCCGAAGTTCTAAGAAGTACTCTACCTTGAGTATACTCACCTGAGCGCAGACCGAACAGCCAGTTAGTAAATTGCTCTTGTGATAAAAATAGTTGCTGTTTCATTTTTGAATTTCCTTCATGATAAATTATTACTGGTGAAACGGGTGGGAGTTGAACCCACTTCCCCCATCTTATGAGGATGGCGCTCGACCGTTGAGCTTCCGTTTCAATATATTAGTTGGTCCGGCGTAACGGAATCGAACCGCTATTTGAAGAGTAGAAATCTCCAGTATTATCCATTATACGAACGCCAGATTATTAAAGATGTTTTAATTTGTATTCTATAGTACCGCTGCACCACTCACGAAACCCCACCATACCCTCCACATTGGCGTTGTGGTGAATAATTTTCAATAATCGTTCCATTGATGTAACTCGCTCCTGAAGAACTTCAATTACATCTGCTGCTGTATCCATTACGGTATCGCAACTAATCGCTCGACCAGTTTCATAGTCACACACCTGCCCATCACGCAACGATTTTTTGAGGGCTGTCAAGTATTCAGGGCTTGTGATTATGGATTTATATTCAATAGTCATTATCAGTTCGCTCCATTGGAAGAAATTTCCTGTACTTCTGCCAGTGCAGTCACATCGAAAGAGTCAGCACCGATGCTGAGATACCCTGTAGACATGTTGCCATAACGATCAGCAATTGCTAGCGCCTCGTCGCGGTCCGCGACTGTCACTCGGATAGTTACTGTGATATCAAATTGCATATGTGTACCTTAGTTGAATTGTTTGTCGATACGGTAATTATCTACCCTAATTTGCAAAAGGTCAACGGTTAATTTTTGTTAATTTTCCCCGTTGGTACGCATATATAAGCGGCGGGAATATATGTAGGTAGGACGCCCATCATGCGTCCTACAGTAATGTGATTCAAGATTTGCGCTTTAGCTTGTTCACATGCAGTCGGAGATGCGTATTCACCAAGTAGTGTAGGAGGGCTTGAAGCTGATGCGGCAAAAAGCAAGATTGTCAAAATTGTTGTGGTCATGGTATCCTTAGATTGGTTGCGCTTTGGGTCTATTATCCCCTAATTTACAAAAGGTTAACTACTATTATCTCAAAATTAATTTCACATCACCAACGGAGATCCAATGGGTAATATATCCATAACAATCAGTGTCTCCTTCATTAGCGACAAAGCCATATTCACTAAAGTAATAGTCTGCCACAAATCTACCCCTACCAATGGGTCTGAGGTCGTGAATAGCAAACACCCGTTCGCCATATTTTGGAGTGCGGGCGATGACATCTACCCACTCAGACATTCTTGATATCAGCGACTCATGTTTCTGCCAGCGTTCAGCGTATTCAGCATTAGTCAACTTTGGTTTCGGTACATATCCAGTAGTAAGTGGATCATACTCTGGTGTTGTAGAATATGAATCAATTTCCCCTAAAATTAGGTCTGCAATGTCATCACAATCGATGAGTAGATTACTACCCGCGAAGGATATTTTAGGACCAAATGCTTGAGGCAGGGCGACATAATCTGAATCAGGGTGATCTTCATCCCACCTTTTCAGCAGTTCAGCCATGCGTACAATTTCTGCGACTAGTGTATCGGACGAGTCGTCGTGGCGTAACGTTGATAGTTTTATCATTCATGTGGACTCCTCAAGTTGTCTAAGTTCATACTCTTGTAGTTCTAACCAACAAATTTTAGGTTCGTTGAGATTTGCAAACTGATAGAACCAACCAAGCGGGTGGCGCTGTGCACCCAAATATACCAGGACTACAGTACTGTTTATATATTTGTAGTTTTTTCCAACTGACATTTGAGATAGGTACATTTCTACTCCAATACACTCAAATACAGATCAACATCCCAATAGTGCTCATTAGCCTCATGCACCAAAATTTCAGCATGCAGCTCATCTACCATTGCCACAAATTTCTTTACATCGGTAAGCTCATCAGTGATTAACCTGGTTGCACGTTTGGAAAGCGCCCATCGGTCAAATGTTTCATTGCTTTCCGACAATTCAAATTCATTATCACAATTGATCCGCCAATGCCTGTTCTTACCAATACCGACATAATCACCATCTCGAATTGGTTCATTATTGTACCGACGTAGATTAGCTGCTTTAAGGAATGACCCTTTGATTTTCTTAATCATTTTGAACTCCAGTGTACGTGTGTTGCCCAGTCTGGTTTGTTGTGCAGCATAGCAATATTAAATTCTGTAGAGGAATCATCCTGCATTACACTAGAACAAACAATTGTAGATGGGTCATAGTAAAAATCACCCTCATGTTTGCATGCATAGTGCGGGTCAAGGTCTTCATCCTGATATTCTTCACACTCAAGATCTAAAAGAAAAACTGGAATTGGCTCCACCCAACTCGACTCACTCCACTTTGTCAGTGATGCAATGTGATTATCTGGTGCTATTTCGATCATAATTTACTCTCAGATTAATTGTTGTATGTTGACGACACATCTATGCGAAACCCAGTCATTATATTGGCTGGCTTCTATCACGCCAGATACATGTTGCCCGTCGGGTGTAACATAAACAATCTTTACACCGTATGCTGAAAAACTAACACTAACTAATTCATTAGATAACCCACATTGTTTAGCAAAGCCGCCAGTAAACTCAAACATGAATGAATTTTCATTTGCAAAGATGAATTCTTCGGCGGTTGACAAATAATCTAAAAATTCACCACGTAAACTAGCCATAATTTAAATCTCCTAATTGTAGTCTCTATAGGGCTCGAACCTATTTCATTACCAAGTCAGCGACGCCTGTTTTCTGACTAATCGAAGGGTAATGGTCTTACCGTGTTAAACGAAGAAACCTTAAATACACACATTATTTCACTACAATTTCATGAGAACATGAAGGACACTTAATGAAATTATAATAATCTTTGTCACCAGTATAATCTGTTGTATATGATCGTTGCACGTCAGACGGTGTATATTCCAATGTCGAACCGCAGTTCTTACAAACAACTTCTTTAACTACACTTTTATGTGGTTTTGTATCAATAATTCTAATCATAATTCACCAATCAATATTAATTGCGTACTCACCTGCAGGCAGTAGACCTTTGGCATGTAGATCATTGATAACCATATCAACACTAGGATAAAAATTTCGAGCCCAGAATAAATCGATATACCACTGAGTATTTTGATCTGGGATACCGTACCATTCTTTTGGGTCACGAGCGAGCCAGGCGCTGAAACTCACACCCCGCTCTTCACCATTAACTTCATCTGGAATTGTGTCGTTATCATAATCCCCAAGATACCCATCTGATGGAACTGTGATATATTCCAACCCACGAGATTTACAACTATCTTGTTGTTGGAAATTGTAGATGCGTCCATATGTATCCATGACTAATTGGTCAAAATCATCTACATTGATTGTGTGTAGTGTTTTAATTCTAATCATACATATTCCTTGGTTTGTGTTTCTTCTATCCAGCGGGCCCAGTAGCCATGTGCATTTATGGTTTCGTCTTGCGTCAATGAGCCAGTAGACACCCAGTGAAAGATGCCACCTTCATTATCAATGTACGCGCGGGACTGATAGGTCTTCACCTTGGGTCGAATACGAAACTCTGCGAGCTCATATCGGCCTTCGTAGTTACTGATGTATGCTCGCAAAGTTCGTTCGACTGGCGTGGCTGCACTATTGAAACAGTCCCACTGCTCCCCTAGGAACTTAATGTCTAAGACATCACCAGCGAGGATGGCTTTGATGATTTCTACTTGGTTCATTTGAAAAATCCACCAAAGTATACACACGCCCAAGCTGGGCTAGCGCACACGACACTAACCCAAAAGTTGTAATTTCCGACTTGCGGCTTACCATGCATGTGTGCTAAAAATAAAGCACCCACAATCTGCAGGCAAATATAAGCTATTGCATAATTACTCACAATCTAATTCCTCTATGTTTTTAGTATACTCGAACAATCGCTACAACTTCATTCAAATCGAGCGTTTCCAACTCAATTAAGTTGCGTGCACTACCAGATTGTACGAAATTGCTGATCGATCGATTGCACAGAGACTGAGGGCTTATGGGGCTGTACGAAGAATATGCCTGATTTGGGTATGCCGTGAGGTTCTCGGTGTTAAAATCGATGTCACAAGACTCAACTTTGTCAAGCTCGATAATCGCACCAGACTTCATGTAAATTTTTAATGAATATGTCATATTATGATCTCCATTAGTTGTGGGTTCGTTGGATGGGGTTTCACATCTCACATACATGAGTCTAGTGAGTTGATGTAGGGTCTATTATATACTAAAATTGGAATAAGGTCAACAGATCGAAATCGTGCGTGTCCAAACAAACCTAGTAGACGCTGGTACCCACTTGACTTCACACCGCTTGTGTTGAGGTTTATGGAAGTCAACACAAATGCAAAACCAACCGCGCTCTGGAGCAAAAGCAACAGTGTCTACAAATTTCATGATTTGAACAATTGTCCCGTCGATAGTTTTTGCAATTTGCATAATTATTTTCTCCCAGGTTCGAATTCTATCGCATGCGGACATTACACGATTATTCGTGCTAAGCTCTCACACCTGATCTCTCTAGCAATTTCATCAATAACATCTAGCACACCGAATTTCCACAGTTTGTTGAAAGAAATCATACGACACCGATTCGACGATAGTATCGCACAACTGTCGCAACTGTCCTGGTCCTTTTTTGCGCATCGCCACAGTTTCACCAACACGTGGGATTGGAACGGCTGTCCCTGTTTCACCACTAATCACTTCACAACCTTCAGCGCTAATATAAAAGTTCATCTTGGTTTTCCTTGTTTGTTTGATCTTAGGGTCAATTATACCCTAATTCTACATCATGTCAACACTTATTTGAGAAATGAGATTTTTACTCACAAAAGTCCACAGTATTGTTAAATTGCGTTTCAATAAAATAGTGTGTATGTTGGGTTTGAATACGTGATCGCTTCAATTTGCAAGAGCTCAATGGATTGGACCAACAATCTGGTCTTTGCTTGAGTGCTTTGAGCAAGTTTAAATGACGAAATCACACTATTCGTATAGTCCACAGTTATTTCCTTGACCCGATCGAGTACCAGTGAGTTTCCAGATTTCATAAAAATCTCAACAGTGTGAATTTTTGTAATTTTAATCATTTTGAACTTCCTTGTTTGATCTTAGGTTCAATTATACCCTAATTCAACATCAAGTCAACACTTATTTTGGATTTATGATGCCCAATGTCCCAGTTTCATTTGTGCACTAAATTCACTATCAACAATTCCTTGTGTAATTGCACTTTCGAGGTACATACTCCCATATTTGCGCAGGGCTTCGTTAAGATCGCTGCAAGATCCAATGTCGGGGAAACTCAGTGAGAACCCAACACTAAGGGCTTGCTTAGCCATCACAGCGCCATTTGCATCTTTATTTGGTACGATGATTTTTCTACCACGCGCTTGCGTCAATTTGTGAACGTGATACTTAGAGAAAGTGCTCCCCAGTATTGCAACACCATTAGACACCGATAGAGCATCCAATGATCCCTCACACACTACAATATCATCTTCCGAGAACCGCGGAATTGAATTGTAATTGAACAACACGTTCGTCTTGGGGTGGATAGGTGATTCCCAACGCTTTGTGTTGGGGTTGCCTGTTATGTCACGACCTTGAAAAAAAGTTACCTGATTAGCTTGGTTGCGGCACAAAACAATCAACCTGTCTTGCCACTTGCCTCCTATTTTATCACTCACCATAAACTCATGACTGGAAGGCTCGAGTGCTCGAGTGCGTAAGTAATCCACATATGTAGTATCTCGAGTTGGATCCAGCGGTCTGAAGAAGGTCGGTAGTTCAATCTGAGAGGCTTCAGCGAGGTTAGCTGGGATATACTGAGTAGAGTCGACTTGCCGACCACCTGCGGCGAATGCCGAGAATAGTACTGATTTTGCGCTATCCAATAACCCAAAGTCTGATAAAACCGTTACCATTTTTTCAGAGAATCGGCTAGCGCCGGCTTTGTATCCAGCTGTGGTAGAGCAATTAAAACAGTGGTAGCTTGCGCTTCCACCCTCAAATTTCCACCCGCCGCGCGACTTCTTATCATTACACACCGGACAACGCAGTGTATACCACCCAGACGGGGAGCGGGATCCTAGGATCCCGCTTGATGTGATTATCTGCTCGAGAGTGTCGTCAGATCCAGGCAGTACCATGTGTGTATGTATTATTCAATGGGTTGATCGGGATTGGGTTTAGCTAATTTTGAAGTTAATTTTTTTGGTTTAGGTTCTTGGAGAGTTGATTGCGCTTGCTTGGCTAGTTCCTTCAGTCGCTTCTCAATTGTCTCAGAAAGTAACCAAAGTTCTTCACCGTTGTCTATCTTCTTAATCTCATCGCTGGTGAGAAACTTTGAACATATCTTCTTGACGAGATTTGAGTATTGTCTCTTGTATGCGACAATCTGTCGATCGACGTCCGAACTCTTACCATAGAATCCACCACTGAATGTGTGGAACATCAACATTGTACAATCATGCACAACATACTGGTGCCCCGCAAGGAAAATAATTGCAGCCATCGAGCTAGCACTAGAATCTAGCACTGTCGTAACAGTCGCTCGTGATTCAGCAATTGCGCTACAAATTGCAATACCAGTATCGAGTCTCCCACCATCCGAATTTAGGTATATCGTGATGTCATCGTGTGGTTCTGCAGTGCGAATCGTATTGATCATCTCAACATAATTAGCGGGTGCGCCGATCGGTCCATACAAGTAGTACGGATGTTGTTTTACGGGGATTACCCGCGAAAGACTTTGCTTGTATACGATGTTAATCGGGGCATCATCTAATTCTGCTTCTTCATCAAGATTGTTATTTTTGGAGATTTTGCTCATTGCCTGATTCACCGTACCTTTGTGTGTAAATTAAGTTCTCACATAGTCGACAAAGACAAAATTATCTCCGTCGAGCTCGCCGGCTTTATTTACAGGCACAAAGTTTGTGGAAATCGCCTTTATGGGGTAGAATACATCGCAATCATCTGTGTTCTTGACTACAGTCATGTAACAGTGTGTTGTGAAGGGTAGTGTTTCTACAAACAAATAATACCCTCCAATTACAAATACAGTCTCACCATCCTGCATGATGTTTATATCACGCAATTTACCTACGCTGGGAATTTTGGTGGCGTGGGCCGGGGTAAAGTCCTCAGTATTACTAACAACATAACACTTGCGACCTGGCAGAAATTCAATACCCTTCTCTTGAGCAATTCGCTCAACATCCAGATACGTCCTCCTCCCCATCACGACAGTGTGCCCCATAGTCAGTTCTTTGAATCGCTTCAAATCTTCCTTTATGTACCAAGGTTGTTTGCCGTCTTTGCCGATTCCACCGTACGAATTGACACTGACGATGTGCTTGAAGCCGTTATCGATAGTTAGTGCGTTAACCGCAGGGGTTACATTTTGAAATATCATTTAGTTTGGTGGGGAAAATAAATTGTAGTGCCTACAATCCGGGCACCAAGAACACTGTTCACCATATCAATATTGTGCATTTGGCGTATTTTGCTTTTTACAGTATCTCGTCTGATGCACAGGGCCGCGATTGAATCCATAATCTCAGCGAGTTCAGTGTTGAGTTGGTCTAGCGGTGTGGGAAAGTCGAATTCTAGTTGTACCATTTTATCAGTCCTCCAACTTAGAGTGATATTCGCTCGTGAGCACGATTCTTGGTAGTGTTGATACGTCAGGCAACTCACCTGACCATTCCTTAGACAGTGTGATGTGAGGGAGATACTCATCATAATCATACTCAGCTCCACACTTCATGTATTCTTTGAACCTCTTTGTCGCATAGGGACACTTCACACGGACTACCAACAGTTTAGTCTGGGTATTTGGTGTTTCAAACACATCAAACTTAGTCGGCTGAGCCTCCACATTCTCCAGATCAGTTTTGAGAGTGGTCCAATCATACTCAAATGGTGTCTTTGAGTACGCAGTTGTGATGTGTAGGTCGTACTCATCATCAATTTTGATATTATGATTGCGCGCCCAATCTTTGATGGCAGCAATACTGGTATCACTCAGTGAGAGTGCAGCATAATCCCCGGCGGGTTTCTTTGCTTCCAATAATATATGGAGTTTCTTGATGAATTCAAACATTTGCGTCTAGTGCTTTATTGAAAATAGTACGAATCATTCTGACCGCTTTGAGTGCAGCTTGAGCATCTTCAAGTGAATTGTGCTTGTCACGAACTACATTGAACATCTCAAACAACTCATTCGAGTCCTTGGTGTTATATAGGATAGACCCAACTGAGAACGAATCGATGCTGTGCCCCGACAACTTGAGAGCCATGTTGTATTTGTCGAACCAACTTAGTAAGAAATGCCGGTCGAACGTATCTACATTGTGTCCACCAAGCGTTAGAGCCTTGTTCGTGTCGAAGTTTTCGCTCAAGAATTCACAGAATGCTGCAAGAGCTTCCTCTTCTTCAACACCATTCTCCTCTAGGTACTCTCTCGACAGTCCGTGTACAGCCTCTGCTTCACTGTCCCACAAACTCATACCATTTGGTTTAATTTCAATATAGAATGAGTTTCCTTCTTTGAGCGTTTTAGTATCTGATACTACCCCTCCAAGGGATACAATTTGGTACTTGTAGCCGTTGCTCCGATCCATGCCGGTATTCCTACTATATCCACTAGTCTCAACGTCAATGAATAAGACTTTGCTCACAATACGTCCTTATCAAATTCTGTCGTTGGACGAGCAATATTGCTGGTGGCTGTGTCCTTCCAGGATGTACCAAGTTGATTGTTGTACGTACCATCATACAACTTAGCTGAATCACTGTCCCACAACACCATCTGGGCTAACCGCATATTCTCTTCAACGGCGATTGTGTAATTGACGTGTAACAGCATTCCACAGTTTGTTGAAGTGAAGCCGGAATCGTACAAACCACTTACCCCAAAGCAACCATTGCGCACGAATGTACTGCGCAGGTGCAATGTTGCAGCTACCCCCAAGGGCAATGCACACCCT